GGGATCCAATGATTTCATTTCCATAACCTAGTGCGACATTACTGCCACCTGCATAAACTTTATTGTATGCTCCTGATATCGTGTTAAAGGACTCCGTACCTGTATCTGGCTCTACTAACAAGTACCAACTAGTAGCTGCTACCCCCGCTTCAGTTACTCCTGACGCATTTGTATATGTTACTGTATTTGCATCTACATATGTGAGTATAAAAGATCCATTATTTCCTGCTGATGTGGCTCCCGCTATTGTTACTTTTACTGAATAACTGTCAGATAACCCTGTCGGAAATAAACCGTCAGTATCTGTTAATGTTACTGTTGATCCAGTTATAGAAAAAGAAATAGATGTTCCTATATTTCTTAACCCTAATTCATTAAGTTTACCAAAAACTGTACTACTTTGATTTACGGCTGTGCTTATTTTATTTTGTTCACCTGCTACTGTTAATCCAGATAGATAACCTGAATCATAAATAGTGTGTCCTCCGCCAGATATAGTTAAGTATGCACAAGAAGATGAATTAATAGTATGATCTTGCCCTGTAATACTACTATATCTTGTATTATTAGAAAGTTTATGACTAAATCCACTAACTAGCATGTATGAATTATCAGTACCTATTTTGTGACTATCTCCAAAAAATGCAGAATACCAACTATAACCTAAACCTGTAGTAGTACTGCCTGTTGTTGAATTCCAAGAATCCATACCTCCACCAATTAAACAAACACCAATCCCTCCACAAAAATTATTATGATAACCTACTAAAACACTATCATTTAAACTATTATTAATTGGTACTACATTACCAGATCCACCAACAATACTCGTTGCTACTTGATTACCTGTAGCATAGTTTGTATTACCAGTTCCAAAAATAATACTAGCATAAGTACATCTTACAGGGTTGTTATATCCAATAACCAATGAACAACTAGCACCTGAAACACCAACAACATTAGACTTACCACCTACAATTAAGTGATTACCTGTAACAGTATTTAACTCACCACTAATTATAGAATGTGTTAAACTAGTTAGCGTATTATGATCTCCACTAATAATTGAATTCTCAATTGTAGTAGCAGTATTGAGATCACCAATAACTACTGAAGAATCTACCGCTGTAAGAACATTATGATGACCTGCTATTAATGATCTTGTATTTAATATACCAGAGAGTGTGTTGCTATATCCAGTAACAAGACCTTCATACAAAGTACCTGAGTTCTCTTCGCCACATATTATATTTTCATCACCAACTATATTATTTGTATTACCACCAATAATAGAGCAATAAACACTTCCTCCTACTGGAGTAGTATTTATAGACCTACCGGATATTAAACTATATTGAACTGATAACCCTGAATTACCATTACCTGTTCCAGATAATAATGATCCTTGAGCATTATTATAATTACCTAAAGTACCAATAATTAGATTATGAGCACCATTACTTATGGTATTAGTTAATCCACCTGCAATAGAATAAGTAGAGGCGATTATATTTCCTTGACCAACAGCAAAAGAATAATCACCAGAAACAGTATTGGTTGTACCTGCTCTAACAGCAGATAAAGTTCCTGTTCCAGCAATAATTATATCACTGCTATTTAATAGGTCTTGTAATGTATGCGGTCCAGATATACCATCTGTAAAATTGATTGTACTATCAGTAGCTAGATTAATATTTACTCCTACAGCATTAATAGATAAACCATCAGTAGTTACAGTAGGAGATAAAGAAGAACTAGATCTTGACCAATAATTAGCAGTAGGCGTTGCTTCCCAACTAGCACCTGTAGTAGATGAACTATCAGCAGTAAGCACCTGTCCATCAGTACCTACAGGAACACGAGTATAATCATTACCATTATGAATAAAAATATCGCCTTTACTTCCAACTGGAAGAATATCATTGATTGTAATATTATCTAATCGTGAATAAAGAGAATTAACATCAAAATCAATTTGATCATAAAGACCAGTAATTTCGATATAATAAGGCTTTAATCCTCTTAATGGATAACTCCAATTTCTATATGTTGTAACAGGCATAATTATTCTTCTCCAAAATAGTGATCGCCAAAATAATTATTTCCAAATCCATCCTCTTTTATAGCAGTAACGGAAATAATTCTAGGCTTATAACCATAATACCTTATTAGAGGTTTAACTCCAAAAGGTATGTTGTTATTTATAATTTCTTCAATTTGATCTTCTGTAAAAGTATTTAATAATTCATTTGGTAATTTAATTACTATAGCAGCTTTTCCTGGATATGGTTGTCCATCATATTTCATGTAATCAAAATACCATTGTGCTTCTGGTTGGATACTCTTAGCCTCTTCATATTTTTCAAGATTAATACATCCTCCTTCTCTTCTGGTATCTAGGAGTGTAACTTCATTTACACCATGAGGAGGATTTATAGTCATATCAGCTAATACAAAATATCTATTAAAACAATTTGGAAATCCAGTATTATCATAACTAATTCTTTCTGTATTAGGATCTCTTGTACTTGAAGTAGTGTATTCATCAAGAAAATTAACCAACTCTACTATTTTTTTATTATTAGAATCATAAGTAATAGATAACGAAACAGGAACTTCAGAAACAGCATTGCCTTCTTTATCTAAACCACTAGATAAAACAAGAGTTGGATTTGTAGTTGCAGATCCTCGTGTCTTATCTATATATTTCATATATCTCCATTTACCATTATCATCTTTAATTCTAATCCAACCATCTCTAGGAAAATTTTCAGTTGATTCAACAGCAATAGATTGCGATGTATCTATAACAGCAGTTTCTGCTAAATAAGTAGATGCTTTCCAACTATAATGTAAACCTATATGACCAGTAATTTTTATTCCATTAATATTAAATAATCTAGTAGGAAAATCATAACTAAGACTAGGATCTCCATCTGATAAACCATTTTGACTAGTTGTTTCAATAATACCATTAGGTGCTACTGTTATAAAATTAACAGAAGCACTCTGTCTTCCAGAATTAAAATTCGCTCTAGCTTTTGGAACTATATAGATAACTTTAATTTGTTTATGCACTTCATTGTTATAAATAGGATTCATATTAAGAGAAGATAATTCATAGAATATCTCTTTGTAATTATAAGTAGCTTTGTAACTCCAAGTATCTTTTAACTCAATAGATAATTGGATAATACCAGAACGTCTATCAATACTAATAATTTCTGAATTACTCCATTCTACTATATCACCATCTGTATTTGTTATATATCTTCCATCAAGATCTTTATATCTAGATCCAATTAAAGATAAATCTTCTGTAAGTGCATACTCAAGTTGATTATTTTTATATATTAATATACTAAAATATTGAAAAATCCCACCAATAGCAATATCTTCATGAGGTAATTTAATAAGATATTTTCCAATTTTCATAGATTCTACTTGAGCAGCAAGCTTATATGGTTCGATTGGATTAAAAGATTGATTTTTAAATTCAGGAATATCGTACAAATATGGTTCATTACTATAGCTCCATAAAAAAGATCCATTAGCAATTCGTGGAATCCATAAAGATGTATTGCTAGATAATACAGGATGCTCTACATACATTTTAGAATTAGCTGTATATTTTATAGAAAATTTTGTTCTATCCGAAGACAAAGAACGTGGAACAGAAAGAGAATAATTGTTATTTATAATATAAGCTGTAGACCATGGTTTTAATTCTCCTGAAACACTCCAAATATCAGAGATAGTAGCTTCATGATAAGAAACTTCATTATTTAAAAGAACAGTAAGAGTATTATTATTAGTATCTCTATATTGTAGATAATAAACAATACATTCTCCAGTTTCTTCATTGTAAGAATTTTCTAAGTTATTATAAACACTTATAGAAAGTATATTTTTAGGTGTAACTATATTTCCAGTAGTTTCATCATATTCAAAAATAGGTTCAACGATATACTGATCGCTAGCAATATCTTTAAAATTTTTATCTAAAATTTTTACTGTGTCAATTTGAACAGTACTGTCAAGTAAATGTTTATAATACAGAGGCATATCAGAAGCACTAGAAACTGCAAATTTAGCAGTAACAAGAATATTTTTATGCTGTACTGTTACAGGAGTATAGTAATACATAAATTCTGATACTGAAGAATTTCTTGAATTAGGATAAAGTCTATCACTTCTATCACCAATATATAGAGAATTTACTGCAGTAATTTCTTTTGAACCAGCATATGCTAGTAGGACAGAATCAGGTGGAGGACTATGCAAATAGAGTATGTTTCCAATACGCTTTTTGACATTTTGACGAGAATCATAATCGTCATGCAATCCAGTTACATTAGTTATTGTAAGTTGAAATCCGACTCCTGTTGTTGTGCTTTCTGCTGACATCTTATTTTCCTATGCTATTACTACTTTTAGAAACCCACTAGAATCTTTATACACATCTCCTACTTGACCCCACTCTAGTTCTGCAAAAGTAGGTAGATCTCCAAGGTTTAATGTTAAAAATCTAAGAGGAACAGGATTAGAAAGAGCTATTGTGTTTTCTGCTTGTATATAAATATTATTGCTAGCAAGTATAAATGTACTACCATCTTTTGCTTCTATTGTAGCATTATTACCAGCATATAAATCAAGATTATCAGAACTTTCAAATCTTATAGATTCATCTGAGTATAATCTAATCCTACCTGCGGAATCTAATCGAAGTTCATTATCGCTCAAGACAGAACCCATTCCACTGCCACCGCCAGATAGAAGTTGAATTGTATTTGTACTTCCATCGATAACAATGGAATTTTCAACAGTAGACACTGAAGAAATATTTACGCTACCAAGATCTGCTTCTATTTCAACATCTCCAAGAGTTGAATATAATTTTAATTTTTCTATACCAAGAATATTTATTTCATTTCTTGCATGTATATCTATATCTCCACTTAAAGAAGTTCCTCCTGGTTCTGTGAGGGTTGTTTTAAGTATAATAGCAGTTCTTGGTACAGTACTACCGAAATCACCAAAAAATCCTGTTTGTTCTAATGTACCGTCTACACTTGTTTGGTTAAGAATGTAATTATGAGTACTATATCCAAGTTTGAGTGGTTCTTCAGAAGTTGTAGATCCGTTAGTAACAGAAAAAACAAATTTAGAAGAATTTCCATTTGGTTCATAAAAAATACCAGCAGGTCTATCTTGATTATCAGGATCAGCTAACCAATTTCCAAACATAGAATGCATTGTAGTAGAAAGTCCATCTCCACTATTTGAAAACATGATAGCATTCGAATATACATTTAGAAAGTCAGTTCCTACAACACCAGGGCCTACAAAATATTTATCCATTTCAGGAATAGCAGTTGAATCATTTTTTGTATAACTAGCATTATTAATAGCAGTAGGAACATAAGCTACAGATCTAAACCTAAATTCACGTAATTGTTGAGAAGATATTTTACCTGAAGTTCCTGGCATTATTCTAGTAGGCGTATTTGGTAATACTTGTCCAGATACCCTTGCTGGTATATGAGGATCATTACTCCCAATATTTCCTCTTATAGTAATATAATTAAGTTCTGCATTTTGTCCAACATCAAAAGCAATAGTTCCTCCTATATTAGGATAAGTAGGATCTCCAGTAAAACTACCTCTAATATATAAAGGAGCAGTATAATAAGGAGTATAAGTAAGTGCTCCCCAATAATTAGGAGAAGAACTTCCTTTTAGACCAATTCCATTGACACCAAAGCCAAATCTAGTAGCAACATCACCACTTGAAGATGCAACTAAATTTTGTCCACCTTCCCAAGTTATACGAGCAGGTCCAGCAGATTCTGAACCACTAACCATTTCTCCTCCACCAAAAGTAATACCATAAGTACGTGTAAGAACACCTGCATATGAACCTGTTGTGTCTATATTAAAATCATCAACAGAAGAAAAAGCTATATGTCCTTTCATTGCATTCTTAGAATTTGCTATATCTTGAGACATAAAACCACCACGATGTAAATACTGTGGATGATCATTACTAGGATATTTTGATTCTACAAAATTAAGTTTTGAAAGGTAAGAAGTATCATTTGTAGGTATCGCAGAAATAACTCCATATCTTTCTGATAAAGAACTATGTTTAATAGGAGGAGTATAAGCAAGTGTATTAGGTATAGCTCCATCTTCTCTACTAGCAATACCTGTATGAGTATTATTTCTAACAACAGCAGAAAGATATCCTAATGTTTCTGCAAGACTAGAACCCATTGTGATAATTCTATATCTAGTAGAATTTGTTCCTGTTGTAACACCAGGAAGCTCTGGAGACGTAAGAACAAGAGTTGTAAGATGATTTGGATAAATTCCAGTAGAGAATGTAGTTAAATTAACAATAGAATTAGTTTCATTATCCCATAAAAAAACAAATCCTTCTGGAATAACTTCTGATCCACCAAGACTATTTAGAACATAAGGCATTCTATATTGAGATCCTATTGCAGCACCAGGAGTAACTGATACTTCAGGAGAACCAGGTAATTCACTAGGACTACCAGCTCTTGGAATAGTATTTACTTTTGGCATGGTAATATTATAAGTAAAAAGACCTGCACCATCTGTTATATAAGCAACATCTACACCAGAATTATTTCCTTCTTTCCAATCTGGAATTACATTATGAGTAGTCCATGGAGCTCCAGAACCAAAAAATTGTAAATCAGCAGATGTGGGTATATTCATAGTTATTTCTGTAGTAGCAATAGAATAAGTAGTTATGATACCAGTTCTCCAATCGATATAATATTCGCCAGGAGAAGTAATACTATTAGCCGAATTTTTAAGATACGTAGAAGCAGGTGTACCAAATAAACTAGGAACAGGATTTAAATTAGAATCTACAAAATTAATTAATGTTAGATCAATAGAACGAAGATAAACATCATTATCATTTGGTTTAAATAAATGACCTGTAGTATAAGAACGACAAAGTGGAAAACCAATAGACCAAGTATTTCTACCAGAATCTAATACTACAGTCATATCAGTGTCTATTTCTTGTCCTAAAGTATTACCACCTGGAGAAACAAGATTAGAAGGTCCACTAAATCTAGCAAGATTAATTTGTGCTAAATTATTAATACTTAAATAATATCTGACACTAGAACTGTTTACATGTGGAGTGTAATCCCATGGATCACCAACAACTGTAGTAACTCTTTCAAGTGCGAGATCTGTAAGTTCTGCCCATTTAGTTAATTTTACATCATCTGGTTGTTCGCCTGGCTTAAAATCAAAGACAAGAGGAAACACATCTTGCATTTTATCTGTAGACATATCTAAAGTCTCCTAAACATCTATAACGTCTATTTTAAACGCTACATGATGAGCTAGTTCTCCCTCATAGTCATCATTTATATATGAGGACCATTCATCTGTTGTGTAATCCCTAACGCAATCAATGATTTGATAAGGACCAGAATGGGGGTTAATAGTTAAGAATGTTGCTCCTCCAAGTCCTGCCGCATGGTTATGATCTTTATCTTGATAGATCTTCCATCCAAATGGTACTTTTTGAAGTTGTTCATTCACATATTCTCCAAGTAAATATCTTGGTAATTGTACTTTTGCTCTTATGATATTACTTTTTATTATTCTATTATAATACGGACTCCAACAAGATGCTTGGAATTCGATATATTTTGTACAACAAACCCAATAAGATCCAACATCATCATTATAAGGTGGATATATTAAAGTATCATATCTTTCAAAAGAAACAAGAGCACCTGCAGGATAAGTAAGAGCTCCTCCATTAGTATCTATAGATAAAGGACGAGTTGGAATAAAAGCTCCATCGGTTCCTAAAATAGGATTAAGAGCATTATCATCCCAATTATAAACAACTACTTTTCTTCCATTAGGAACAGGAGAAAGAGTCCATTCAGATATTTTGAACATCTGAATCATTTCTTCTTTCCACTTTTTGTAATTATCTTCATATGTTATATTGCCATTATTAGGATCTGCCCACCAAGGAGGATCAGGAAGATTAGCTTCTAAATAATTATTACCTTCTGAATTTATTCCATCGAAATTCATACCTAAAAGAGGATCATCTTTTAATACTTTATATAAATAAATATCATCTTCTAATGAAAGACCTGCTTCTCTATTATCTAGATATAATATATTTCCTTGTACTGATTCTGGATGAGTAGCATAAAAACCCATAGTATCTGCATCTACAGGAGGTTGATAAAAAGAATAGGCTAATCCTATACCATCTGTTACACCAAATGAATAACCAAGAGAAGTACCTCCTATATATCCAATATTACTAGGAATCATATCAAATTGAACTTCTACATTTGGTACTGGAGTTCCTGTCTTAGAGAGAACTTCTGACCGTAAAATAGCAAAATCATTACCAACATAAATAGGCCCATATGTAGAAGGATTACTGAATGATATTAATTCTTTTTCTATTTTTAATGTAATAGAAGCAGCTTCTAATTCTTCATGAGAGATGCACACATATCCTTGATTAATAGGTTGAGCCACTGGATTTGTATTTGCATCAATTGCATTTATATTGTAATTAGAATTTAATTCTTCGTATTCAACACGAAGAGTTACATCGTACATCCCAACAATATAAGTATTAACAGATGGTATTCCACTTTCAGCATCTGCAAAAACAACAATACCTAAATCTTTATCTAAATAATAAAAATTATCCGCAGAAGAAGGATCTGGTATCCCAGTCTGATTTAATAAATCTTGATATGTTTCTAATCTTGTCCATTCTTCCCAAGTACCATTATCTGCATCTACAATATAAAGACTAAAAGTATCTGGAACAACAGGAAATCTACGTAAATAAAAAATTTGCCATTCTTCTCCTGTTGAAGCTCCAAGAATATCTCCAGTTCCGAAATCATGAATAGTTGGTACAGCTGGAAGATTTCCTACTCTTTCTATATAATCTGTATTGAATAAGAGTTTGGTCACATTTTCTACAGTTCTATCTATGATAAATTCTTTATGATTGATATCTACATTATCCCATATAACAATGTTAGTAGAAGGCATGTAAGTATTAGCTTCGATATTATTATTCCAAATACCTGAAAATTTACCAACTTGCTTGACGCCAAAATATCGTACTGGAATATTATAGCTATTATCTCTAGTATAAGAAGCTACAGAGATTGGATATTTATTAGCAGGTTCTTCTTCTAAAACAAGAACATTACGCCCATCTTTGTTATTAGAACTATTTACATATTGAACTCTACTATTATCAGAATAATAAAAATATTCTGTTCTCCATCTATAGTACCAACCATTATCTACTTGTGGAGTCCATGAATATTCATGATCGATAAAATCTACTTCTAAATATTTGACTTTTAGATCTCTATCAAGAAGCCCAACTCCAGATAAAAAATATTCCCATTCAGGCAAGCCTTGAGTAGATGGCTCGTATAATTTAGGTAAGGTAGGAAGTTTTAAATCAAAAAGACTACACCATCTCTTTAGATCGAATCTCCATCCATTAGGAATATCATTTGTATTCTCGAACCCAATATATGGTTCTGCTTCTGCAATTGTATATATATTTTGTTCTGTATCAAATAAAATATATGGTCTGTATATACTAGCCATTATTTACCCCAGAAGACAGAAGTCTCTTTGAATAGCTGATGGTAGATTTCAGAACCTTCAGCATTAGGTAAAGCATTTACGTTACCTGTATTAGTTTCTTCTTGAACAAATAGTTTTCTTACAAAGTCTTCGTCTTGTAAACTATATATATGGATTAAACTAGCATTTACTTCCATAGGAAATTTATTATAAGCATAATCACAACTTCCTTCTTCGCTTGGAAGATCATATGAAACTACATAACTATTATTATAGTCAATATAGAATTCTCCTTTAGCAGAAGGTTCTGAAAAGACTTGTGTTTTGAAAATTTCTTTTTCAGTAAAAACAATAGAATCTTCTATGATATTATCAAATAAAAATTTATGTTGTTCAGTAGCAAATATAAATTCAGAAGTATTGGTTTTATAACTAGTTCCTCTAATTAAATTAACAGTATGTAAATTAGGTCTTACACCAGCTGGAATAGTTGCTATAAAATAAGGAGATTCATTTATCTCAGCCACAAAATTCATTAAGTAATATCCTACTGAATTAGGATCGTAAAAATCAATAACTCTGTCAATAGTAGGTTCTACATTGCGTTGCCAGTTTTCGTATAAGATAATTCTATCTGCTAAGATATCAACTCGTGGATTTCTAGCTATCTTTATTCCATTAGATCCTGTTGTAAGTTCTATAGTAACAGCATGAAATTTAGGACATCCTAATTCTCTTGCAAGATTATTCATTAAACCAAAGTAATCTGGACCACCTCTGTTTACAGTTGCATCAAATTGTCTATCTCTAAAAGTAGTATTACTTTCACCTTCTAGACGATCAAGAGTAATTAAATCTCCTATCTCATCAAATCTATTAACGACATTCTTGCGAATAGGAGTTATTCTCTCTTGAGAAATTTCACCAACTTTTATAACGAATCCTATTCTACTTAAAAAGGAGTCCATTATTTTACCACCCTAACTTCATTATACTGTTCTCTAAGCCATACTTTATTCTTTATATAGTCTATCATAAAATAATCAAAGAATAAGTTTGTACGATAAATACTAGTTCCATTATAAAGCCATAATATTCCTTTATCATCGAATTCCAGATTCTGACAATTATACAGAGAAGGAGGTAAAGGAATTTGAGTTTCTGGAACTATAGATGGAGCGTATATTAATAATTTTGTAATTCTAGTAAAGATTTTTCCAGTGTCCTCGTCTTTATATCGAGCTTCAAGTTCTAAGATATATTCGCCAGTCATGTTTATATCAACTGGAATTACTTGTTCTTTCCAAGCGTTATTCTCATAATATTCATTATCTATCCATCCGTCTACTTCTTCTGGATTCCAAAAACTACCATCTTTGCCTACTCTGTAGTAGGTTCCATCAGGAAGAGTAATACCCCATCTAAAATTAGCTGGTACGCTATAGAGATCTATTATTCTAGTCGTAACATTAGCTATTTCTCCTCGTTTATATACCCAATCATGATCTTCTAAAGTAAGTTCAATTCTACAATCAGCAGATTCATCTATCATGCCAGACATAGAAGGAAAAGGAAGAAGTCTATTATAGACATAAAAAGTATAATCATCTATTGCATAAATATAATTAGAATCTGGAACGATCATAAATCCATTAAGATTTACATTATTATTATCTTTATCAAGTAATTCTATTTGATAATCATTTCTTTTTTGATCATGACCTCTTCTTACATATTCTTCATCATATTCTAAATAAGATTCATAAGCCAAAACAGATCCAAAACTTTCTTGCTCTAATTTCGCATAAGCTCTTCTTCCTTTTCCTTCTATAGGCATTGCTAGATTAATAGGATCTAGAATAGAAGTGACATAATAAGGAAGAACAGAAGCAGTAATATACGCATCTTCGGAGACATGAAGTATTTCAATTTCAGAAATACTCTTCCATCTATTTATAGTCTTGTAAGTATCTCCAAAGCGAATAGGAACAACTTCTTCTAAATCTAATCCTTTTGTTGTTCTACCTTTTATGATTGCCTTAGAAAAATATTTTATATCTTTAAATTCTTCAGACCATATAGAATTATCTTCTAAAATAAAATAGAGTTGTCCCTCAATAGGCATTTCATTAGGAGTAATAGAAGATAAGTCACTAACTTTTGTTTTTGGAATAATATCATTCCATAATATTAATTTGTTATCATATTCTATTCTTGTTGGTAAGGCTTTATAATAAAGAGTTTCTATATTATTTTTTTCTGCTTGCTCTATCAAAAACTCTGTATTATTAACAGTTCCATATACCCTAGGAGGAGTAAAAGACATATCTCCGTTAGCATCTGTAACTTTTGTCCATTCAAGATCTGGAGAGACTTGAGCGACATAAAGATGATCCATTAGTCTACTATCCATAGTAGTAAGAAATTGGTTCTCTCGTTCAGCTAACAGATCATGCATTGTTTCTTGTAGAAGAATTCCCTCAAAGTTTATCATCTGATTAGCAACAGAAACTGGACAAGTGCGAGCATGAATAAATTCAGGAAAATTATTCAGCATTTTTTGCGTAATCCAACTTTTGTAAAATGTTTTTGAGGGATATGGCATTCTATTCTCCTGTGTTATTTAATGGTATTCCTTCATTATCAAAACTATCACATTTATATTTTTCTTTTAACATTGTTTCGAATACTTTAGTTTCTCCCATTAAGTCTTCAAATCTCATTTTTAAAATCGTAATTTCAGCCATCATAGCTTTGTTTTCAGAACGCATTGCTCTGAGTTTCCATAATTCTTCTCCTGTAAGTTTTATATCTTCCATTATTATCTCCTATATAAATATAATTCCACGATCATTCGTGTTAGTTTCTAATATAATTCTTTCATTATATAATGGTGTTATTACAGATTCTGTAAATAAAGTTTTTCTTACCCCTATATTATCAGGAGAATATCTATAAATATAGATTTCTTCGAACTCTCCAGAACGCTGTAAACCTATACCTTGTATATATTGGCTTGCAGAAGCAACTACTTTTGCCATAATTTGTAAATCAAGATTAGTTGCCATTTTTATATCATACATGTAATTCTCTACTGCATCTCTAATCAATCCATATCCATTTTTCTTTTGATCTTCTGTTGTTTCTCTAGCCCATTGAATCGCAGCTACGAATTCAACACCTAAAGGATTAGGGGCAAGAATAAATGGTCTAACGCCAAATGAGCAAACCTTTGTAACAGCTTCTCGTACATTATTAAGTAGAGTAGGGCTAGTAGTAGGCGTTAAAGCTTCTACATATAAAGAAAAAGTGCCAGGTCCTTGTTCGCAATTAAATTCGAAAGTATCAGAAACACCAGCTATACTAAGTGCTGCTAATCTAATAGCGAGTCTATTTGCCCTTTCTCTAGCTTTGAAAGCATTCATCAAACGATATTTATAAGATCCATCTGTTTCTCTTTCTCTACCATTTGCAATTGCATATTTATTTGTACATTTAAGTCTTTCACTTTTGGATATTGTGTAATTAATAAAATTATGTTTTCTTAAAACATTTCTAGGTACGTCAGAATTACTGCCTTCTATTCTTGCTCTTATCGTAGCATATACAAAACTTTTATTAGCAGGACAGGTTACACTATTACGAAGTTGATATTCGACTACTTGCTGTACAGGACTATTCTCATTATCAGCTTCATAAGTACGAGTCTCTATCTCTAAATCAGGAGTAGAGACAATAGTACCAGAAGGAATCACGATGTCATTTCCAGAATTTATATCGCCAAAAGTTCCTCCGTCAACATAAAATAAGAAGTTATTTTCTTCTGAATTCACTTCTGCTCTTTGAGAATTTAGTCTTGGAATATTTAACATATCTCCAAAGAAATCTAAATATTTTGCATCACACCATCTTATAAATGCTTGTGCTAAATTAGAATCAAACAATTGATGTTGAGAAGCTTGTTCTTCTACCATAGCATCAAGTAAAAATCTTGTTTTACTTCCAGGAGATAATTGAGTGATATTCGTTCCATTACGAATAGCTTCTAATCCTCTTGAAATCATTTCTTCTTGTGACTTAACAAAAAATGGCATGATTGCTCCCTATAGAATATGAATGTTATTGTCAGTATAATTATACAGAATTTGTATATCTAATGACTTCGTTAAATGGTTTTCTTCAGTACTGGCAACAGCGATAGATAATCGTAAAAGAATGGTAGAAGGACCAAGAGGTAAATAACTTATATTTATATTTCTTGTATCTACCATCCCATACTGATTTAAAGCAGCAATTACTTTTGCTTTTAAACTTTCTGCTGTCATTTTATTATTAGACTCGCCAATAAGATCACTAAGATTTGCTCCTAATTGAGGATATAGATTCCAGTCACCTTGATCACTTTGAAGCCTAGAACGACATTCTTGAATTAAAGAACGTAATGGATCATCAGAAGTATCTAATATATCACCATCTGGACCAATAACATAGTCTCCTCTTCTTGTCCAATATAAGTCTGTTCTGTCATAATTTTTAACCATTCTTATATTATCCTATATATTAAGATGTAATACTTGTAAGCATACCAAGACCAGCCATTATTGTTGCTGATTGCTTAACAAGTGCTTCTACATTCTTCACAGGAGGATCTACTACTAAAACAGCAGATGGCGTTCCAAGTGTTGATGGAATCATCATAGCCCAATTACTATTAAAGGTCCATAGTGCACCTGTACGAATTTCTGGCATTTGAGAAAGAAAACTTACTTTTCCTGATATAAACGTACCCATACTATCAGTTTGAATATAATTTCCATCTGTTCCATGCATTCTTGCACATTCACTTCCAAAAGCAATTCCAGCAGATGCTGTTGGTTCTGATTTAAATATTCTTTCTGGCATTCTATAACTCCTTAAAGGACTCCCCAATCTGTTAAATTATAGCATATACTATAACTTCACTCCACTAGAAGGAAGTTCTAAATCATATTTATCTCTATCAAATCTAGTATCTGCAACTAACTTACCTGTCATAGAAGCATCAGTCGCAGATCTTCTAGTTACTTTAACAGTATAACCAACAAGATCTTCTAAACGTGCAGCATATATCATAGAAATAGTATTAGGATGATCTTCTAATGGAATAAAAATCTTAGATAATTTATTATCATCTTGCCATCTAAGTTGAACAAAAGGAGTTGGAATAGATCCTTTTTTAATCTGAACTTTTGTAATAACACCATATCTAGGAGCATAGCTTAATTTTATCTGCTGCATTCCTACATTTCTGTTAATAGTATTATTACCAATACCAGCTACAGTTTCACTTTGAGTAGAATTATGTGGATTATAAGGCATTTACATCTCCTATTCGTAATCGTCGTCCCAGTCTAAATCATTACCAGCAATTTCTTGGACCCATTCACTAGCATCCGTTGCCCATTCTTGCCAAGATTCATCCATATCAAATTGATTATATCCTTCTTTAAAATCATATATCCAATCTTTGAATTCACCCCAAAGATTACTAACCCAGTTCCCATACTTAGGAGCAAGAGATAATCCTAACATAGGCTTTCCGCCATACATTAATGGTGTGATAATATAAGGAGATCCAGTCTGATCGAAATGCATTACCATTACACTACCAAGAACAGAACCCATATTAGTTCCAAAAAGCTGATCAATTGGTGCGAGAGCACCATTAACAGCACTAGAACTAACAGTACTTAAAGAATTATAATCTCTAGACATAGAAGCCATAGTAGAGTCTGTTGATATAGCCCATGACAAAGCACTAATTTGTATAATAGCATCCATGATTCCTTTACTAGTAAAATCATTAAAATCTATACATAAATCTGGTGTAATAATACTAATAAAACCTTGTTGACTATTAAAAATTTGAACAACTTGTTCTACTTCTATAGGACCATACATTGAATTTTTATTATCTTGTAGCATAACAATGTCGTATGGTTTAACTCTTTCATCTCCAATAATAATAAGATCTCCTCTATAAACATCTTTAAGACCACGAAGTAAAAGACCTTGTGCATATCTAGCTGCCATATAATCAGTGATACAAGAAGGATAAGACTCCATATGCTTTCTAACCAAATGATCAGGCATTTTGTCATTAAGTTTTAAAGTATATCTACCATCTGTTCCCTCTTGTACTCCTTTATATAATTCTACTGTTTGTTCTCCTTCATCTCCTGTGAGAACATTTTCTACTTTACCAAGTGTTTCTGACCAAAGGAAAGTATTTGCTCTAGCAATATCTTCATCTTCTGAAAATCTTACTTCTACAGCATTATAAGTTCCTTGAACATTTGCACGAATACTATTCTTTAAAATATGATGTTCAGATGTATAAGTATGATAATTTCTAAAAGGTACATATCTACCAAAAGCTTTACCAACAGCAAAGCCAATAGCTTTTTCTCCTCCCATACCCATCATACTTTGCATAAATGCTTTATAAAAAGATTTATTTTCTTTATATAATGTATCTAATTTTTTTCTTAATGATGGAGTTAAAGAGCCAGCTCCATCTGTAAAAAATTTTCTTTGGTCCCAACCAATATCTCTTGCTAATCCTGTAAGAGTTTTTGAAATAGCAAGACTTCTTCCGCTTGGCGGTTTACTCCAATAGTTTTGTCCTTTAGAGCCAAAGAACATTGTCATTCTTCCTTCATGTCCATAAGGAACAGGAGAAGAAATAAAGCCAGGATGTCTAAGTTCATGTTCTTTAAAAATATCCCATACTGTAGAATTTAAAGGTCTATATGCAGCTGCATTATCCCAAAATCTAGACCAACCAGTAGTATACAAACTAACAGGAGGGGCATAGATATTATCGTCCTGAGGTTTATTAAGAAAATTATGTGTCCTTAATCTTTCATGATACCAAGCTGACATAACAGATCCAGCTAATTGAAAGATATTAAGAGATTCAAAATAATCTTCTGCTTTTCCGCCATCTAATTCAGTTCTAACTTCAGCAGGATTGTATCCTGCATTTGGCTCTCTCCTACCAAAATGAGTTACAAAAGGCATACATATAGCAGCAGACAAAGCACTTTGAGCAGAGAAAGCAGGACTTGCTTTATCGATATCTCCACATTCTGCCGCTTCAAGTTCTGCTCCATATCCCTGACATACAACTTCTACTAAATTATTATCTTCTGTAGGTTGAACTTCAATAATTTGTCCAACAAAAACTGTTTCTAGATTGTCAGGATCTGCTGCATATCCAAGTCTAATTTGTGTTTTAACACCAGGTTGCAGCATCATACTACCAAAAGGATTCTCTTGATTAGTACCTTCTTCCATTCCACTGATGTTTTCTGTTAATTGTTTTGCTTTTTCTCCAGCTACTGCATTTCCACTTGCATCTACTTTAGTTATATAACCTTCTCTAATATCTCTAGAGTGATCATCATCTCCACGTTGAAATCTTTGTGTGATTATAACATCACCTACATTAGTTAATCTAAGAATAGCAAGATCAGCAGCTACTTTTCTTGATCTAATGATTTTTATTTCTTGTACAGATGAATAACTATAATAATCATCAAATGCTTTTAATTTTTGAGTTCCTTGATGTTGATCTTCATCTATAAAGAAAATTTTAAAAGTAGGATAAGCACGACGCATACTTAAATCTTTTTTTCTAGCAGCAGTAGATAGACCAGCAGCATAAGTAGAAAAAGTATCAGTAAAATCATTTTTAGCTGCTGGAGGAATATATTCTTCTTCTGTAGCAGAAGGAACTGGTACTGATTGGTTACCAGCAACAGTTAAATCAGATTCAGGATCGTAATAAGTTTTTGTTTGTGCTCCTTTATTAGGATCCATTGTAGTCATTGCTTCTGCATAAGGAGACATCATGCCAGCAATAATACTATCTCCATTTAAATTATCTTTATTTGGTCCTAATTCAATAGTATCCTGAGGTGGTTTTGCTTCTTTTGGATGAGTATAAGAACTATAGATATAAGCTTTAGCAGCTTCTCTTACTGCTAATCTATCTTGGGTATTACTAGAAGAATCAGATAAAGTAAAATTAGTTGTAGTAGAAGACCAATCTAATGCCATGTTTAGAAAACCGTCTATTTTCTTTTGCTCTGGTGTCATAGCACTTGTAGTATCTAATTCATCAGGTCCACCTGCTGCATCTTCAAATATCTTTCTATTCTGAACAGCTTGATCAGAATTGCCATATTCTTTGAAATTATCTATATCGTCACCATCATCAAGAACTGCACTAAATCTATTCATACCCCAAGCTAAAACATAATTACCAAAGCCTTCTATTCCTCCATGAAAATTTGAGCCACCCATTATTGTTCCACCAATACCAAAATAATCATATTCACTACCAAAAATTTCATTAAGATTAGACTTATTTTCTCTAACTTTCATAGAATTTTGAGAAACACTATTTCCTCCAAATAAAATTTTTCTTACATATTCATGAATAGAACGAGCTTCATTCGTTAAATGACTACGAATCATATTCTCTGTATTTTTAGGATTATTAGATTCATCTAGAACTGCATTTTCTATTGAATCATCATATATAAAGAAATCAGGTGGATAAGAAACTCCTACTTCACCATTACCTTTTGCTAATCCAGCAGTAGTTAATTCTGGTGGCATTCCTAAATCTGCATAACATTCTCCTACTTCAGAAAGAAAAGCATGTAAGATTCCTTTCCAAGTATTCTTACCAAAAATATTTTGAAAATTATCCGCATCACCTACTTGATCATTAACAAATCTTATTACAGATTGATTTATCTCAGCAATCATATCTCTATATACAGAAGAAATTATACGAGTTTGTTCTTCTTCATTACTTGTAGAAACAAATCCGTATGGACAATTTTTACTATTGCTTCCTTGAAGAATACCAAAAGATTCTGTTCCTAATTCATTTTTTATATAGTTAGCCCATGTAGATCCAGGAGAACTACCAGGCCGTTGTATATTTAAATTTGGAAACTGGATACTATATTCTTGAAGAATAGATACAAGTCTTTTTATTGCATCAGCATACCAAGATACTCTTCCAAATTTTGTTTCTGTATTCGGTTCCCATTTACCGTCTTTCCAAACTAATACATCTTTTGTTGGACCAATTCTATGATTTTCTTTCTTATGATATAAATACCTTTTTTGACTATGACGTATAAGATGAGGATCTTCTGTAAGTTTAGCTTGCATATTATCTCCACCTGAATATCCAGATTGAGACATTCCTAGATATGCTAAAACACCTACTGATATATTTTTACCTTTCTCTTCTAAAGGTACATATTGCTCTTCATTACTTTTTACTTCTCTCCAATATATCTTTGTCATCATTTGTTTAATAATGGCTCTTTTTGTATCTATATCTAAACCACCAGCTAATGCAAAATCTTCTTTTGGAATCTCATAAGCAATCCAACTAACAACAAGAGAATGAATATCTACACCTTGAGAAGAATCAACTGAATTTTCTATATTAGTAATAACAATTTCTTTTATACCTGCTAAAGAAAGTACATTATTTATTCTATCTCTATTATTAAGATCTATAAAATCTACCTTTAAAGTACCGGCACCTTCTATATAAGGGAAAAGTCTAGCGTTCTCTTGTGATACTTGATAAAAATTTCTAAATCTTTTTAGAGATTGACGACCTGCTTGATTAGCAGCACTAAAAACAAAGATACCAGTTTTATTACCAGCACCCATAAATTGCCAAGCAGGAGCATGTTGGCCAAGAGGTTTCATAGGAGCAAGCCTATGTCCAAAGTTCACAGTAATAGCAGATAATATCATATCGCTTTCTGGATTAGCGCCTCCTCCAACAGAGAAAATATTATCACGAAAGAAAATATTACGAGTTCCACCTTTATCATGATATCTCCAGCCAAGTTGCCTCATCTCTTCGATCCAATCTTCTCTCTTATTTAGATCTTGTTTTTCAGATAGATTGTTTGTTTCTGTAGAGGAAGAAACTGGTACTGATTGATTTCCAGCAAAAGTTAAATCAGATTCAGGATCATAATAAGTTTTTGTTTGTTCTTCTGCTTTTTGTTTTACTTGGGCTTGCTCTTGTTTCTTTGCTTCTGTCTTACTTGCTGGATCTAAAAAATTATTATTATTTATATCTGTTTCTAATTTATTATATAAAGTTGTTTTTCCTTCATTATCTAAATAAGCAGCTTTTTCTCCATGTCCAGATCTATCTATCCACCATCGTTTCTTACCAACATCAAAATGACAAAATTTTGATACTGGATAATATCCAGCTCCACCTTTCTTTTTCCCCCATCCCTTCTCTTCTCTCATTCTATAGAATAATTCTTCTGTAGTTATACCTTTTACCTTTAAATCTATAGCTTTTCCTTTACCATGAGGTCCATTTCCAGATCCAATAGTCTTAATTATACATATTTGATAACCAGGGAAAAGATCAGCAACATCAAGTAGAATAGATCTAACTTCTTCTTTTAATTTCACTTCTTTATTTTTATTCTTAATTTCTTTTAAAGTAACAGCTTTTGTCCCATATTCTTCGAAAATTGATAATCCTCTAGCAAGAGCTTCTTTGAAATCCATTTCTATACGAGCATGTGTAAAATATATTTTAGTATTTTTCCCTGGTCTAGTAATTCTATTATTTCTTTGTGAAGGATTATTACTTTCTAATTCTTCTATTCGTTTATTTTGACTTCTATCAGAAGGTAAGTCTTTTGAAATAGTAGAAGTAGAGTTTGCTGCATTAAAAAAAGAAGAAACTTTATTGTATTGACCATGTCTTCCAAAGATTTTAGATACATTACCAGTACCAACTTTCGCTCCTGAAGGAGGTTGAAAGATTTGGTATTCAGTCATAGATAAGCCAATATAATCACTATTCATTTCAGAAAGACTATAAGATGGAATCTTCTCTAAAAGATGTTCTGCATAATATAACCATGCATCACTATTAGCAGGAAATACAGTTGGAGTATTAGTAGAATAATCAGAAGGAGTTAAATCTTCAAAACCAAATTCATCATATTTATTAATATCATAATCAAAAGAATAACGTCCAGTATAATCTGGTAGAAGAGCTTCTGGAACAGAAGATAATGTTTCTTTCTTTGCACCAGGAATATTTGCATTAAACCAATAATGATTAGAGAAAGGTTTGTAATTAAAAATAGATAATTGTAAATCTAAAAAGATCAAACCAACTGCTTCTCCTCCTGATCTAAGACTAGCATTATGAAGAGCAAAAATCATTGTATGGTGGTTGTATCCAATCGCCTCTCTAATCTTTATATTTTCTATAAATACAAAAGGATGTCGTATAATTTCTGCAATAATTCTACGCAAATAATTAGTTTGAGCAGTTCCATTAGGAAAAGACATAGACACGCTAACCATATCGAGACCTGTGCCTTTGGGTTCTACGATAGGAGCGTTTGAACGAAGAGTTTCAGCAACAAAAACATCTGAATCTGTCTGTACGGAAATGCTAGAGACGGCACCACTAGAAATAGGAATATCATTAATAACAAAGAAATCACTTCTAGCATCACTTAAGAAATTTTTTCTTAATTGTAATTCGCCAGCTTGAAGTAATTCTTTTCTTGGATCATTGTCTTTAAATCTACCATATTCTTGTTGGTTAGCAATATTCTTAGCTGCTTTTTCTTTTTCGCTAGGAGATATAGAAGCTTTAAAATCAGAAGTATTTTTAGTTCTTGTGTCATGCTCTAATATAGTTTTAGTAGATTCTTTGTTATCTCTTTTACTACTAACTGTTTGTTGTTCAGCTTTAGCTTTATATTCTGCTACTTGTAGTTGAATCGAGAGTGGCATTCCAGGCATATATTTATATCTCCAAGTTACATTCTTTCGTGTATTTTATTAGCCATCATTCTAGAGTCTAACACAGAGCGATTATCTTGTATACTCATTCTGGTATTAGCCCCTCCTGCTCTTGCGGCTGCCATTTGTCTCATTATTGCTTTATTATCTTTTTGAGCATCATCTGCATTATAATGACCAGATACTCTACTTGTCATTTCGTAAGCTCGTGGACTTCTTATAATACCTTTTTGAGGTGGATTCATTACTAACCCACCAGGAGGAACGATATCTTCAGGATTAATATTTCTACCACCACCAGCACCTTCTTTGTTAGGATTCGATTTTAATACTCCAGATATAGAAGGAGCAGCTCCAGCAATAACACCAGCCACTGCAGCACCAAGAAGTAAAGGTTTTTTATTCCTACCAAGAACTTGAGATACAGCTCTAACTTTTCCTTTAGCTGCAGAGAAAGCACCTTCTATAGAACCCATTTTAGAAACAGATCCACCTGTAGCTAATTTAACAGCAACATCTCTACTTCGTCCAGCTTGCATCATAGCAAATTGATCTAACATTGCATTACGACTAGCATTAGATGTACCTTTCGCAGCTTGACTCATTTCTACAGAAGCAAATATTTCTTCTGGAGTTTGCTTTAATGCATTAGCAAGATTTCTTCCCATCTGTTGAGGATCTATAGTTGTAATGACTTTTTCTCCTTCGACAGTAGTAGTGATACTTTGTTTACCTTTTCCAAAAACAGTTTCAAAGAAACCAGCTATTTTATTTTCATCTGCTTCATTAATACCAGCACTAATTTCATTAGCGAGAGTTCCTCCACCAATAGTTCTATGTTTAGAACCAATAGCTGCAGTCTCTTCTAAATGCCACATAGCTGTAGCCATATCATCATATAATTCTGGTGCATTAGATGCTATTGCAATTTTTGCTTTTTGAAGAGCAATATTAGTTTGGCCTGTTGCCATCTTAACATAACCATGAGATCTAGCTTCTTCTCTCAAAGCAGAAATACCTCTCATAGTAGAATTTGTTTGATTACCATGACGATTGATGAGTTCTTCCATACCATAATGAGTACCTAAATATTTATTATATTTAGCATTAATAGCATTATTCATAGCTCTTTGAGTTTTTTGTTCTACTCTTTCATTTCCTATTACAGAAAGAACAAATTGATCTTTATCAAAATCACCTTTCCAACCTACAAGAGGAGAAAGATCTTTCATAACTTTTTCACCATCAATAGTTATATTTCCCATCTTTTTAGGCATATAAACTAAAGCATCATCTGCTCCTTCTAAAGCTTTCATCTTTAAGAACTGAACAGATTCAGGACCTACATTAGGATGTCTCCAACCAATAGCATTAATCGCATTACCTTCTTGGAAAGAAATTTTTTGAGACTCTAAAAAACTTCTTCTTTCTGGAGAAGCTCTATTTATGAGATCATCGAACATCTCTAAACCAGTTTGTTTAGAAATACCAATCGCATCACCAAGGACTTTTTGTTGTCCTGTATTTACTTGTTGACCAGTCAATAATCTAGAGCCAAGTACTTTCCCTCTACTAGTTGCAGATTTTGCATATTCAGAATGAGTAGCAGAAGCAAGATTATTATATGCTGATTTAATAGTTCCTTCATCTTCTTGTGTTAAAGCATATCGTAAAGAAGCCAACCTACGATGAACTTGAGAGTCTAAAAGCTCACCACTATTAGTTTCTATTGTACGTTTTAACTGTTCTGCTGAATCAGTACCAGGTATATATATTTTATCTACAATACCAGCTGCTTTTCCTGCTTTACCAGTACTAAACCATCTTCCTTCTTTTGATACTAAATCATTATTAAAAGAAGATAAATCTGTAATCGAATCAGCACTAGTAATACTTTTTATTTTACTCATAAGGTTATTATCAGCACCAATAACAGAACCATGCATTTTAGCTATTTCATTATACGATCCTGGACTAATAACTCTTTCTGCAATATCAAAAGCAGCTTCAGCACCTAAAGATGGAATATTACTATAAGTTTTTTGAGAAAGTACTCTCATTCCAGCAACATCCATACTACCCATCTTGCCAGAACCACCTTCAAAAGCTAAATCTCCAAGACTAGGAGCTGACATTCCAATTACATGAGTAGCTCCTTTTATAGCTCTATTCTCTGTTTTACTAAGTGCACCAGATTTTGTAAACTCATTTGCCATATCAGAATCCATAGCACCAAAAATCATACCAAAATGAGTTCCACCTTTATCGAATCCAAGAGATTTAGCTTTATTAATTGTAGCTTCTTGAACTTCTCTTTGTAATGCAGATATAGTTGTTGATTTACTTTTACTAAAAACATTTTCTTCTAAAAATTGCATCGGACTGGTCATAAAAGATTTTGCTTCTTCACTCATGGTTCCTGTTCGATCTGCACGTGCAGCAAGCATAATCTGCATTGCTGTTACCTGCTGATGAGTTAAAGCAGCAGTATTTTTAGTTCCTTTAAATCTACTTGCTGTTAAATACATTTCTGGAGTAATTTTTCCCATTGCACGTTGACCAGTAAAACCTGTTCCAGATAACATGTTCTCAAGTTCTTGTTGAGGAACACCTTGTATCATATGCTTGACATCGCCTTGTCCAAAATATTTTCTCGCTAAATCTCCCATATCATGATATTCCTTCGTATATATCTTCAACCTACCTTCATCTAAACGTTTAAAGCCGATGATTTCAGAAGGAGCACCACGAGCAGGACCGCTATATGATTTGTTTGTTTTTATATCTATACCAAGTGTTTTTGGATCATTAATAGGAACAGGTTCTTTAAAATTAACCATTTCGTTAAATGCTAAATTATCATTAAGTTTTTTCGCAATAGCAGGATGAGTACCCATTCCTTCAGAAGCTCTGATTGTTACAGCTTTTATTCTATTATAGCTTTGTAATTCTGAAACATTTTTAGACATAAAACCCATTTCATCAGCCATAATTCCAGAAACATTAGCAGGATTAGTAGCATAAATAGTAACCAGATTAGCTCTCTTATATCCTTCATAGTCACTAAGACGACCAACATAATCATTAAGAATACTTGGATTATTACCTGACCCACCAAATCTAAATCCTGGCTGACTAGCCATCTTAATAGCATCATCACTAAGTCCAAAGTTTTCTCTTAAGAACTGAAAAGGTTGTTTTTGTGCAGGAAATAATTCTCCAATACCGCCATAAAGTTGAGATCTTATATCTCCTTGTATCAAAGCACCTTTTCCAACTGCTCCAGCTCCTGTGAATGGAGTAAGAGGTTTTCCCATATTAGCAGATAATTGAATAGCTTCTTCTAACAAAGCAGGAGTTAACTTATTACCACCAAATACTAATTGATTCATAGCCATATTCTGTTTTAATTGTCCACCAGATGTCACTAAATCTTCTGCAAATATAGCTGCTTTACCAGCTGCCTCATCTGCAGTATCCATCATCGATTGTGCAACTTTTCTATTAGCTTGATAAAGAGCATCTTTAACTGTTCTTTTATTTCCGAAATCATCTGATATAGAAGAAGATAAACTATCTAGAAAATGCTCATTGTAACTTTTCATTACAAGATTTCTATTTTTTCCAGAACCTGTAATATCCCATGCTCCTCTAGTGATATATTTTGTTGTATAATTCTGACCAGTATACATAGTCCGAGATTCATTTATAGAAAGAGGCAAAGTAATATCACCAACACCAGTAATAGGAATTCTTGCCATAGTAACTGCATCTTTACCAGAACCAATTCTTCTGAAACTAGCATTACCAATACGATCTCCAATACCATCAAGAGCTCCAAGTCGTCCTATGATTTTTTGAAATTCAGCACCTTCTTTCTTTACTAAATCTTTCTTAGTGATTATTTCATTAATACCAGGTTTACTTAAAGGAGCACTTAAAGGACTAAGTCTTGCTGTCTCATATTTTTGTAAACTTTTAGTACTTATAGAATTTACTGCTTTTGTAAAACGTGCCGTATCTCCATCTTGAGAATTAATCTCAGCTATTGCTTTATTGTATACGCTTTCTAATGTAGCTCCTTCTTTTGTAGCTATATCTGTTATTCTTCCCATTGCTTTGCGTGCTTCGGTATGTCCTATAGGGTTATTCGAATTCATTAAAGACTCATATGTCATATCTGCAATACGAGTCTTCCATATATTATGAAGAGAAGGATCAACAGATAGTTCACCTAATGCTTCAATAGTAGAGAATGCTTTTGTTGGGTATTTAGTTCCTTGCCCCATAGATCCAATGATATCTAAAGATGTTTGACCTGGTCCAATAGCAGCACGTCGAAGATCTCCCCATCTACCTTTCATAGATTTATATCCACCAACACCAAGTGCTCCAGCAGTTGCCATCCCCCATAGCGAAGAACGAGAAGAAGAATTTTCTGCTTTCCACCTATCTATAGTCACATCTCTATTAGTTGGATCAGAAAAATCTCCAAATTTATTTCCTAATAAAGCCATTAATAATCCCTTAATGTTTTTGCACTCATATTATCATAAGCACCAACAACAATACTCTTTCTTCCATCACTAATATTTACATCAAATTGGCTGTTAATATTAGCATTAATTCTACTTACCATAATACCAGAATTACCTTTACCTATAAAGGAACTTAATGTTTTAGCATTTTGTATCATTTCTGATTCTTCTTCCATCGCTGCGGCTAAACTATCCGCTCCTTCTAAACTATCATCTGCTCCGTTTATATATGGTTTTCTTGCAAGTGATTTTACTCTATCTCCCCATAAATCAAAATCATGATAATCCATACCCTCATTTGTAACATACTGAACTTGTATATCTTTTAAGTCTACAGCAGGATGCCATCCAATCCAATCAGGACCAGGCATGGTTCTAGTAGCGAAATATTCTTGCGTCTTTTTCTTCGTGATCCATTGATCATATGGAATCTTACCTTGTGTTTCTTGCATCCATTGTTTTTCAAGATTTTCTGTAATTCCATAACCACCAGTTTTTCTCATTACTGATAATTCTGCAAGTGCTTGATCATCTTCTTTAGTAGAAATACCTGCTTCTTTCTTTGCTATCAATGCTTCTTGCTCTTGCTTTGCCCATTGAGCAATATAAACTCTTTGTTCTTCTCTAGGTACAATACTAATAATTTTTTCTCTATCTTCTTCTGTTTTCGCATCAGAAAAAGCTTTAAAGAAATCTCTATGATTTCTTGGCATTGCTTGCATAACAGCAGAAGGATTTGAATAAGGATTAAAATCCCAAATACTAGGACGATATTCTTTTATGTATTTTTGTGCATATTCTTTTTCCCAATCTTGGTAGTCTTCGTCTGCTAATGCTTTCTTTGTTTTTTGCTTCTTGATATACGCAAGAGCATCGAAGTATTCTTGAACAGCTCTACGTTGTTGAACAGGCTTAGGAATTTCTTTATCTCCAAGTTTATATTCAGCCATTTCAGCTGCAGGAGAAAAGAAATTTTCAATTGGTCTGTCCCAAAAAGCATTTCCAGTTCCTATTGCTTCTGTAGCAATAAAATCTTCGATAGCAGTACGTTGTCTATAAAATTTACTAGCAGGAGACATAGGAGTTAGATATTCCATTGGAGTAGATAAGGATCTACTATAAAATTCTCCTAATTTACCACTAAGTCTTTCTCCTTTTGTATATTGAAGTTGAGAAAATTCATCTTCTAAAGGCTGTTCTTCAGTAAAACCATCTTTTGCCATAGAGCTACCATAAGGAGTATCTCCTAGCATAGCAACAGCATTCATTACAGGACCGCCAGCAGAATCTTCATATCTACGACCTTCTAATGCAGAAACAGCAAATTCTATATTGCGTCCTTTAAGTTTTTCAGTAGCAGCAGCCATAGCATCAGTCATATCACCAGTTACAGAACCAACACCACGTAATCTAACAATCATTCCTCCTAGTTCTTCTGTTCTTATTTCTCGAGGACTAAGAACTTCAGATACAGTTAGATTCATTCTTTCTAATTCTTCATCTCTAAATTGTAATTCATTAAATTCTCGTTTCTTTTTCTTGTTAATTACTTGCTGACGAGTAGTTTCTACCATATTAACTTCAGCTTCAGACATATTTTTTCTATTAGCTAATGCCATTTTCATGGTTGATCTATATTCATCACTCCACATTGCTGTGTCACCAAGAACTTTAGTTTTCCATGCTAAAGAGTAATCTTCTGGATTTACACCTTTAAGTTCTGGATGAAGAGCAGCTAAACCAGAACCTGGTAAACGTATTTCTCCTTCTTTTATTTTTTCTATTGGATTACCATGACTATAATCCATAAAATAATCTTTTGGCATCCAAGAAGGAAGAGCTGTCTCAAGAGGATTATAATCTTGTAAATAAGAACGTTCGTGAGGAGTAAAACGACGGATTGCTTCTGTAGAAAAAAATCCGCCACCAAGATTCATATGATCCCACAGCCAAGACTCAGAACTAAGTTCAGCACCCATAGTTGCTAAAGTTTGTTTATTCTCAAAAATTTCTTCTCTACCTGTCAATTTATTCTGTATCGCTCCTTCTGCAAATCCAACAAGACCAACAGCTTCTCGTCTTCTATAATTAAGTTCATTGAATAATTGACTAGCAGAATCTGGCGAAATAGGAGCACCAGCTTGTAATCCACCAAGTTGATAAACAGGTTCAAGATCACTTCTTTTTGGATGATGAATAACAGTACCGTCTTTATTCATCCATTCTTCTGGACGTACTAATTTCCGTGGCTTCAACATTTTGCCTATAGTTGCAGCAAACAAAGGACCAATGAAAGGAATATCTTCTCCATATGTTTTCGTTAAAGGAGCAGGACGATCATATTGATGTTCTATTTCATATGCATATTTCCATTCATCAGATCCAAAAATAGCTTTAACAGGATTCATGATAGGATCATGTTCCCAACGTTTTTCTTCATCTCCCCATAATCCTTTTTGATAAGAACGGCTACCTAAACGAGCCATGAAATGTTGTCGATAGTAGTCAACTTTACCACCTGCATAACTACTACTATTATGAACAAGAAAAGTACCTGCTACAAATAAATGATCTGAGTGACTTACTTCAAAATCATAAACAATATCATCATATTCTTCTATAGATATAGACTGGACTTTGACAAATAATTTATTATCAAACCATCTAAATAGATTGTGAAACCCACGTCCGCTATATTCTTTATCTGGTCTCCAACGAAGTTTATATCGGCCTCTATAATTATTTGACTCAAACCTGTCTATGGTAGGATAATATCCTTCTGTCAAAAGTATTGTCTGAATATTGACCAATAACTCTTTTCTACAAGAACTAATAATTCTAGTATTATTTTCTAAATGCCCATCGCCTCTCCAATAACCTTCAATTAATTGTTCTTTAAAATTTTTCGGCGCAGACATAAAAATAGAAGGAAACAACTTATCCTGTTTTCTGTCTGAATGATAAAACAATTCAAAGAACACACGAGCCAATAATGAGCTACAGATTCGAACAACCCAGCAGCCTTTGTCTGTTTTCTTATTTCCTTTCTTAAATCTTACCGTTGGGATTATATTAAATTCTTTTTCAGAAATAGAAATAATATCATCAACTATCCATCTTTCTGATTTAGCATGAACGGTTTCAATCATATGAGGAATGTCGTTTTTATAAGACAAATTCCCCTCTGCTAAGTAATATCCAAACAGCCGACCAAGTTCTGGTGTTAATTGAATTTCTCTAGGAATCGATGAACCTCTAGATCTTCGTATTTTTTCAGAATGCCAATTCTTCTGCGCTGGATAAATATTTTCTTTGTCGAGAAGATACAAGCCTACCTTGATATAGTCTTCAGTATTTATAGATAAAAGATTAGTATATAATGCTGGCAATGGAATCTGAACAAACTCTCCGACATTAATATCTTTTGCTTCTTTTCTAACTAAGATATAGTCATAAAAGTGTTCATTCGTTAATACAGGGACTTTATGATTTCCTGTTATAGAAGTTGATTTGTTTTTGTCATAAGCGGTAAAAACTGAATAAATTAAACCAGAATGGCTTCTTGTCCAAACATTCAAAACTTTTGATATATTCCCATCTGAATCTAACAGACCATCTCCAACTTGTATTTCTTTGGCTAGTTTAGTTTTCCCGAAATCTGTAATGATTTCAGTATCTTGCGAGAGGCAGCGACCGAACTCCCACCAACGTCCTTTTCTTATACCTACCTCTTCTTCACCAGAATACCACTTTTGAAGTTGTTTTTCAGTTTCGTCAGAACCAAGTATATTCAGTCCAGGAATAGCAGCTAATATATTACCCGATAGTAAAGAAGCTCCAGAGGATACAGCTGTCCAAGTAGCAAGACCAGCTAAAGCTCCTACTGCAGCAGGACTTTTTGAAAGATGTTTACCTATTCCAGGAATCTTAGCTAACTTACTTCCAAGTCCTGAGGTAAATTTTTCAGCAAATTTTAACTTTCTTTCACTTCTAAGTTGACCAAAGACTTCATGCATTGGTATTTTTTTAGAAAATCCTACTATAGCGGAATCTTTTGCAAATCCAGCATAACTCCATAAACCACCAGCTAAAGCACCAACTCCAGTACTTGCTAACATAGCCTCTGGAGTAATTAAACCAGGAGTAATTTTATTCTGTTTTTGTAATTGTTCGGTTAAACCAATATTATCAGAAACTTTTGCTCTTGTTATATTTGCATCAGCTACATAACTAGCAGCTCCATGAAAAAATCCTTTTTCGAATCGTGGAGATAAAGCAGTGTAAAGACCAACAGCAGCACCAGCAACACCAGCTTTAGCATTGAATCCTTGTATTCCTCTTTTAAGAAGAAATCCTCCTAAAGCAGCTCCTCCAGCTGTTCCTACAACAGTAGCAGCAGACTGATTATTAGCTCTAAGATAATCATAATATTCAGTACCTTTCCAAATAGCCATAGCCGCAATACCTTTTTTGATATAGCGACCCCACATTTGCATAGAGGTACCTTGTTCGATAGCCATAGAACGAACAAAAGGAATTTTTTCTAATTGTTTTCCAAGACCAGGTATTTCAAAAGGTTTTTGTAATAAATTATTTAATCTACCAACAGTTGTTGCTGCTTTTGCTCTTACGTATGTAGAGACAAGTTCTGCTTTAGCAATTCTTTGTGAAGTTGTTTCTGATAAAAGTATTTTTTTATCGAAAATATTTACTTCAGATCTAAGTTTAGTGATAAGAGGAATTTTAGGTTGTCTAATTCTATTCTCTGGGAATTTCTTCCATTCATCAAAAGAGATTCCTTGTTTCCTAGCAGTAGCTTCCCACTCAGAAAATAAAGCTCCTTCTCCTATCGATAGATCTTCTGATATTTTTGTTCCAGTTATTCTAGCAAAATAATCTACTATTGCTTCTCCACGTTGTGTACCAGAAGCAGTATTAAGAGAGAAACCTACAAGTTTATTATCAGCATCATAAACAGAGCCAATAACACTTCCAGTTCTTTTGATAGTTCCACCAGCAGATCCTTCTCCTAATCTATTACGAAGATAATCTCCATAAGAACCACGTGACTGCATCATTTCTGGTGTAATCGTAGTTTTAGACCATGTCTCTAAAGGAGATAAAAATTCAGAAGTACGAAAAGTTCTTAGTACCGCACCAGGAGATCCAGTCTCTACACTACGTATAGCAGAAATATAATTATCCCATATACGACCTGTTTTTGTATGAATGAATCCAGTAGCTCCCATACCTGTAGCTACACCTAATGCACCAGCACTACCTATTAGGCTTTCACCTGGTTGAGATGGCTGATCTCCTCTTGCTACCGTTCCTCTTGGATCTTTATAAATTGACACAAAACTCACCTACCATTTAATTTTTCTAATCTTGCTAAATGAGCTTCTTTCTTTGCTTTATACGCAGGATCATCATGTAAATTATAGGCTACTTTAGCTGGCATTGCATTCTCTTCTCTCTGCATTTTTTTTCCATCATTAATAAGAGCATCTAAATCTATAGAACCATTTGTTGTTGTTCTTACATTATCAGGTGACATCTTTCCAGGTCCAGCTGGTCCCATAGGAATACGAGGAAGTCTAGGTTTTTTGCTTTCTTCAGGAGAAGAAAAAGAGTAAGGTTCTGATACGAGTCCTGCTTCTAACATCATTACTTCAGCATTTATAAATAGTTCAGTAAGAGATTGATAATCTAATTCACCAAGAGATTCAAATGTATATCCACTAAAAACTGAACAAATTATTCTTTTCATAAAAAGGACTGGATCTCCAGTTTGACTTCTGAAAGTACTAAATAATTCTTCTGTATATTGTATCATATTGTCTTGTATACCTGACAAATATAGAATTACTTGCGATATACTTTCTACTATACCAGCAGGAATGTCATCGTTAAAAGCTAATTCTTTATCCACTACACATTCTCTAAATAAATATTCATTAAAAGTAACTTTATCTGAAGAAGTTTCTGAAAGAATTAAAGCAGCACTATATTGTCTAGCTCTAGTAATAGACGGTAGCTTAAAAGGAACTTCACCCCAATTAGGAAATTTCGCTATAAAGAGATGTCCTTTGCCTTGCTCCTGTAGATGAAGCAGTCTCATAGTCTTATAACTTAATTGTCATTTGAGCAAGTGCTTCAGGATTAAGAAACATACTATTTAACCTAATTTGATCACTCAAGGTAGAAATTAATCCAGCAGGTAATTTTGGTTTATCTAAAGGACTAATATGTGGATATAACAAACATTTATCGAAAACATATTCTTCTGTTTCCATTGGACTCATCTTTATGAATTGTTCTTCTGTTTGCATTCTCATCCATTCAAGTCTTTTTAAATAACGATAAATATAAGTTTTTTCTGCAATAGTAATAACAAAGATATCATTATGTTGTGCTTTCCATTGAGTAAGTTGTACTGCAGTAGGAGCGTCTTCGTATCGTTCTGCTAAAAAATCAGCAACTTGTGCTAATCTTTCAGCTGGATCATCAGAAAGAAAAAATTCTTTTTCTGTTTCTTCTACTTCTTCTGTCGAAGCTATTTCTGCTTCTACCATTTGTTCTTGCTGATTATTTTCTTCTGTTTTCCCAAAAGCTGCTTTTGGATCTTGGCCTTGCTTACCTGGCATATTCTTAGTCATTTTTTAACTCCTATCTAGTTAAACGCGATTACGCGCTATAAATGAATATGATTCTAATACTGGTTGTCCACCAACTATAATTTGTTTAGACTCACCAGTGAAAGATACATCAAGAAGTTTTTGTACAGTATGATTTACTGTATCTGGAGCTTCCATATCTCCATATGTTATTGTTATATCAACAGGGGGGTATTGGTCAAGTCTTCTAAGTGCTAATTCTTCATCAGAGTCAATCCATTCAGCATCATGAGAAAGAGATTCTTTATTAAGAGATTGTCTACTTCTAGGACTATTTATGTTAGATCCATACCAGACAACATCTTCAAATACTTCTGCTATATCTTCAAATGTACTATCGTCTAAAGCATCTAACTGTTTGATTAAACCCGCAGGTAGTTTTCTATTAGGATCTTTTGCAAACTGACTAATTGCTTGTTCTATATTATAGTATTGATTTATTTTTTGATGTGCCGAACCAGCAGAATTAGATAAACTTTCAAAACCACCTTGGTTACGAATAACTACATCTCCATAACCATCTTTACTACCTCTTCTAGAAGTAATAAGCCCAGCTTTTCCTTTACCAGCTTTATCCCATTGTTTCTGTCGTTGAACAAGATTATGATATCTCAAAGCAGGTTTTAAAATATACTGAGTCTCTTTAAAAGCTACAGTAAGATCACCAGTAATAAAAGTATGACCTTTAGCTGTGAATGCAAAATATTCAGATCCAAAACCATAAATAGGAATTCTATTTGCACTAACTTGATAGCTAATAGCAACTGCATTATCAATTAAGATATCACCCATTAACACCTGAATTTGTGATCCAGAGTACCAATCGGCTTCATAAGTAATAAGCCCTGCGTCTCGATGAGCAAAAGATTCTTCTGTATTTGGATCTCTTAATGCCATTAGATATACGGATTCCTTCTTTTAATAACAGCCATTTCATGGTCTGCGTATTCTTCTCTTCTTAATTGACTAGCAGTCTTTGGTTTATATTTCTCTGTTAAAGCATTTGTTTCTACATCTGTTTCTCTTTTTAAAGTATCTCTAATAGGATCAATATCTCTAGCTACATATTGAACAACAGATTCTGAGAATAAATCTTCGATCGAGAAAGTACCACCTTCTGATTGGAACTCTACTCCATATAAATTCATATAAGAGACAGAACCAAACTCATTAGCAAACATAAGAGTTATATCAAGAGGAGGTAATTGATCAATTAACATTGTTGTATCTCTATAATAATCATGATCTGCTTCTTTATGACCTGTACTATATGGACTTAATCCCCAGTCTAATATATCTTGAAAAGCATGTCTATCAAACATAGTAAAAATCATAGAGCCAGCAATAGTTCTTGGTCCTCTTACGTAAGCACGAGGATATACAGATCCTAAAAATCTAATTGGAGTCTTCTCTCTGAATATAGACCAACTAAGAGTTTGGCAAGTCCCTAATGTAAGTGTCAATGTTCCTCTATTGTTTTTAGTCATTAATTCTTCAAGTTTAGTTTTTCTTTCATACATTGAAGTTTTTTGATTAGTAATTTCTTGTATAGTATTAATAGCACCAAATGTCGTTTGATAAGTTGGTGACTTTGGATTTAGACGAGTTCTTAATTCTCGATCTACTCTAAATTGAGCTTCTGCTAAAACTTTCTCTGCTCTTTTTTGTCTTAAATCAGCATCATCAATACGAGCATTTATCTTATCAATTTCAAGTTTAAGAGCAGTAAGATTAACAGGAAGATTAACTACAACACGAATATCAGCACCAGAATAACTACTATTTAGGAATCCAGATCCCACAGCAGCTGTATGCGTGCCATCTTCGGTTATACCAGCAAGTCTATTAGGACCTTGTCCAGCTTTACGACTAGAGTTATTTTCTAGCATTAAAACTCCTAAAGAAAAAGTATCGAGGGGCTAGAAAAACCTAACCCCTCAATACTAGTAAGAAATTACCCTTGATTTCCATTACTTGCCGCAATTAACTCATCACGAAGATCAGCTTCATAGCGCCAAGGTAGAATACCCTGAGCGATATATGTGTAACTGTGCTCTGATACAATATCATCAATAGAGACACCATAACCAGAGTTAAGTAGTTCTACGCCAAGAATTTGCATAGAAGCAATTGCTCCATATTCATTAGCTGCTGCGAGAACAACATCGAATGGAGGGATTTGATCTGGATACCAAGGAGTCGCAACTTCTTGATCTGTAAAAACAGTTGTACCAAGATCTGTTTCTTGATTCTGAGCAGCCGCACCAGCAACATTAATACTACCTGCACCAGCAATAGCTGGAGTAGAAGTAGAAGGATTGGTAAGCGGTTTACTCTGACCTGCTTTATATTGTGGGCGTAAATCATCAATATCACTTAAGAATTTAAGGTTGCTCATTTCTTCAATCAGTGGCTCAGAGTCAAACTGAATAAATACTAAACTTCCTGCAATACCTCTCTTACCACGAGCAAATGCACGAGGATCCGCGCTGCCCATAGTATAAATAGGTGCTTTCTCACGTGAGATTGAGTAACTGATTCCCTGGAGAGTACCAATAGACTTCGTACCGAAGACTGCTTTGATATCTACGCCAGCGAAACTGTTATAACCTCTAGTGAATTCACTTCTAATAGCCATAATTATAACCTCCTAACGTAGACTTATTCTTTTGCCAAAGAAATAGTCACTGTAATTTCACGTAGTTCGAAAGCAGGAACTAGCACTAATGCAATTTCTGCTTTACCTTGTACTCTCATATCAGCAGTCTGATAAATATCAAACTCTTTATATGCGTTTAGGTAACCAGCTTGTTTTGCTCTAAGGAGAACATTATCAACAGCTGTGTGCATTGCGGCTTTGCTAGCATCTGTTGTTCCTTCACCAATAAATGGATCTAGAGCAATTCGAACTGCATCAATTATATCTTTAACGATTCTTACTGTACTAAGACGTTTATAGTCAGAGCCTGGCAAAGAAGCTGTTGGTGCATCTGCAATAACAACACCTTGAGCTTTATTACGTAAAGATACATACCCATGTTTAGATAATAAATCTAACTTACGAATACCAACTTTATAATAAAGTCGAACAGGACCGGCTAGTTTATTAGTCGGAGCACTATTCGGAGCAAGGACAGAATAGTAACCACCATAGCTAGGAGCATAGGTAGCTCTGTATCCACCTTGTAAGTAATCGTTGTATAAATAAGGATGATCTACACAAATACTAATATATTTACCCAAATCAATTGGATAATCATTATCATCGATAATCTCAGAACCATCCATGAATTCAGTATCAGTAGCAATCATTCCTCCACCATATTCACCAGAACGATAATCAGCTTTTCCTGCCATAAATTTATTACCAAGAAGACCTTTACCATCATCTATAGCGCTTGCTATGTAAAGTAAGCCTGTAGTATTATCTATAGTGTAAGTAGGTTCTTCACCTAACCAATTAGCAATATCTGCTAAACCAGCTGAAGCTGGAGGACGAACACCAATAACACCAGTTGCATCTACATTATTTGTACTGTATTCAAATAAGAATCTAGCTAATTGATATGCAAAATTAACCTCATGATAATCTTCTTCTGATAAAGAAGTTCCATCAATTTTAAGTGTTGCGCTAGCAGAACCAATACCAGCTGGATAAATATCAGCAGTAAAGTTTACACTTGTGGGCTCGGAAAATTTCCACCAAAAGTAATAAGATCCAAGATATTCTTCGACATATACTTTACCAAGACCATCCAAAGATAGACCTGGTTTGTAATCGCCAGCAGTTGGATACGTATTTGTCCCGTTATCACTAACAGGAGCTCTTTTTGCTAAAGCTAGACCAAGTCCTTGATCAACTAAGTTATAATCATCAAGATAAATGTCCATAGGAACAATTACATCAAATTGATACTCAGCAAGTAATTTATATGCTGTGTATAATTTTTCATATAGTTCCATACGACTCAGACTTGTTCCATCAGTACCAGCAACATAAGTATAATCACTAGTACTAGGTGCTGTTGCAACAACGTCTTCTAGGGCAACTGGAGTACTTGGAGTACCAACATTATCCCAGTAACCTGCTGATTGAGCATTATCTCTGTAACCACTAACGATTACATCATCTGTATCAATCGGTGTAGTGGAATCATTGTCATAAACAACAGTTCCAAGTTCTAAATCTGTAACGATTAAACGATCCGTATTATCGTCATAATAAACGCCATATACGCTACCAGCAGTATCGTCTTCCATGAATGTAGTAATAGTGTATCCAGTGCCTTGACTAGCTTCTCCACCAAGTCCTTCTAGTACTGCTGCAGTTGCACCAATACGAAAAAGAGAGATCTCTTGTGCGCCAGCTTTCTTTGCCTCGTACATACCTCTTATTAAAGTTCCTTGTAGTCCAAACTCACCTTTTGCAAGGGAAGTATTACGTACTAAATAAGGAGAACTTCCTTGACCTTTAGCAGAAGTACCAAGGATTAGAACTCTAGGAGCAGGAGAACCAGCTTCTGGAGCTAAACCACCATCATTTTTTTCAACTACGATACCAGGCAGGTATTGAAGTTTAGGTACATTAGCCATATTAAATTACCTCCTTAACCTGTAAGTACTTATATTGATGTATCAACATCTAATGCAAGTACAACCTGTTTAAGCTCTTGAGTCCCAAAGTGCATTATATCTTCTGATCTTACATAATAAGAAACAGGATATTTTGTTATCGTACCATATCCATCGATTTCAACTCTTTCTCTATCCCCTACTCCTCGTTCTACTACTTTGTATCCAGACATCTCGAAATACCAAAGATATTGGTCTATTGTCTTTGTAAACCAAATCAAACGCTGACGCGCTTGCTTGTTAGTCTTTGCGTAGACATTAAATCTGATACTATTATCATAAAACTTTCCAGCTGAAACTAATGTCTCACCAGGGCGATCGTTATGAGCTTTAATACTCCTAATATGGTGTCTCACTTCTCTGTGTGTTCCTGTACCGGCGGGGCCTTGGGAAAACTGACCGGGACTCCTTGCTTGAATATAAAAAGTTATTGTTTCTGTATCTATCTTCTCAGGAGGATCTTCCTCCACAAAAAGTACCATTTTATCTCTATCTATATTTTCAGTCAGTTGCTTCGAGATTAAAGCTTTATGAACAAGAGGAAAAAATTCATTTATTTCTCCACCTATCGGTATCTTGTTATTGACTGCCAGATCGCTCTGATATTTTCTAACCAAAAAACTAATAATGCCATCAACACCCTTATTATTAAATGCGGGTGGTAGGTTCATGTTGTCTAGATGTGTTACCATACCAAATCGACCATTGTTTCTCTAGCTCTGCTCTGCATCGCCAGTATTCAATTCTCCCTGTATCAGATCTGAAAGCATCTACTTTCATATTTTTATAATACAGTTCGCGTGTTAAAGGAGCTATTGGACGACCTTCTTCGTCTCTTTTCAATTCTATTATCCAATCAGAACTCCTTGGATTTTCAAAATACTCCATATAGAAGTAAACTTCATCTTTCTTAGATAAAGTATCATCATCTTTATAATACACTATCTTACGCTCATCCCAAAGGAAACCCATACCTAAACATGTTCTACAATAAAAATCTTCATCAGGTTCATCTGTAATAGAATCTCTACAGAGACATTTGATTGGATTACCATCAACATCTCTTCTTACTACTCTGATTAGACCAATACGACCTTTAGCAATTTCATCAGGAGCTCCATAAAGAAGTTTATGCATTTCTTCTCTAAGATCTATCTCTACTCTCGAAGTCATGATAGGCCATGGATTAGAACTATCTGAAACAGATATTCTTGTCGGATATAAATCATCCCAAGGATTTTGTGTCATTAACGTCTTTTCCTAAAGTTTTTAACCCAACGTCTGGCAGTCATTGGTGTATTTATATTACCAGCTGATATGGTTGTATTTCCTACTCCAGGCATAGAAGTAGGTAACCATAATCTTCCAACTGTAATCGCATCTTCTGCAGTTGCTCCTTTTACAGAATGACCTGGTTTAAGACTTGTATAAGGAGATAATTCTCCTCCTGATTGTACTACAGGTTCCCATTTAGCAATACACTCTCTCAGCTCCTTAAGTTTACTATCAGCCGAGTAGCCTCCTTCTCCTCTCTTGACAGATAAATCACCTAATGTTTTAGACATATTATCGCCAGGACCAAAACCTTGAGAACCAGAAACGAGCATTAATTCAGCAAGACAAGTTGCTAATTCTCTTTTAGCAAAAGATAAATATGTTGCAGATTGTGAGGATGTAGGCATGAATGATATTGCATCTACATAGAGACTAGCTTCGAAAATAGCAAACATAATAGTTTCATTTGGAACAGAAGTAATAAGAGGACCTAAATCAAAACGAATACGTCTTATACTAGAATATAAAGGATTATATGTTGTTGTATAATACCAAGAATATTCAATAGAATTTTCTCCTTTTGTATTTTTAATACCAGTTCCAACATTAACTTTTATAATGTTATTCCATAAAATTTGATCTGGATCTATGATCAATGTAACTACAGATCCAACTTGTTCTATAGAAAAACTTAGATTTCCATTAGAGGGAATCGTTGGATCTCCATCTACTGAGTCTGCAATAACAGAAAAGTTTTCAGGAATAACAGTTTCAATATCTGGACTTTCTGTAAAATTAATAATTATATTTTGATGACTAATATCTATAGAATATTCTCTTGCGGAAGGAGAAGTAGATAAAACACCAAAGCTTCTTCCAATGCCAACTGTTCCTTCTACTGTAATATCTTCAATACCAGATGTTGATGAAGTAGAAGGAGGAATAATTATAGAACCACTACCTGTCTCGAATGTCCAACTATAATTATTTTCTAACATTATAGAAGGTACACATTTAACAGTAAAAGTATCTCCAGCATTAAAAACACCATCTGGATTACAAATAACCCATACACCTTTAGTGATCTGGCGTCTACCTGTAGTAGTAATACCAGGAAAGGTATTTAATGGATCATCAGAATCCCACCAGATGTATTCTGCATTTCCTGTCGATCCTTCTGAAGTAATCTCTACAATATAAGTTTTAGCAGTTTCTCCAGTAAACCCACCTTTAAATTCTAAGATACCAGTACCAGTTTTAATAGATTCTGTATCGAATACAGTTCTAGTACGAACACCGATATCATATTCATCAGTAGGCGTTTCATCTCCAGCTAAAAGGACAGTATATCCTACGCCAGGATGTAAAGGTTGAGAAGGAGTAAAAGTTACTTCTGTTCTATATAGACTACCATCACCATCTGTATCTTCTATATCAATTTCATCTAATCCAGATATAGATATTCTTTTAAATGAAAATGTTCCTTCAACATAAGCTCCAGTATATGGAGAATTAAGAATTTGTTGATCTTCGATTCCTGGTTCGTCTAATGGTGTGAAATCTCTACCAAAGATAAAATCTTTAGTAGGTCCAATAAGAATTAGACTACCAGAATTAATATGCTCTTCATCCATTGCTTGATCGAACAAGACAGTTATCTTATCACCGATCACAACACCCTTTGCATTATTAGCAGGGTATACATTCACAATATTAGGTATTGTAGCCATTAGTCTTCTACCACCTCAAAAGAACAAGCTATAGCTTCTTCTGGATTCATAGAAATTATCTCTGATTGATCTTCTGATGCTTTTTTAAGCAAACCAGCTTTTTCAGCTAAAGCTTTAAAATCTGATATTTTCATTATTTTAATCTCAGAGACATTTTCCTCTAGTTCGAAAACATCAACATTTACATTTTCTTGTTTTTTATCAAAGTATTGCTCCATATCTATATTATTCATTTTACTATTCTCCCTCTGGAATAGCTAGGAAAGAATTTTCTAAAAAAGCAATTAATGTCTTTCTAGACTTTGGCAAAGCTTTCTCTAGTTCAATAGTTTTCATAATGATTCTCTTAGTTTTCTTATCTTTAGGCAGAGAAGAAATTACTTGCTTGATAATATTAATTGGCTGACTAATTAAATCAATAGCAGCATCTATATCTTCTTTTGTAGGTTCTAGAGAATTAATCTTTGGCTCTTCCTTTATTATTTCTTTTAATTGCACTTCCTCTATTCCAGAATTATCTACATTAGGGACTATCCATCTAGAGTCTGAATCTGGAAGATCTACAATATCAATTAATCCAAAAACACTTTGTGCTTTTCTAATAGCTCTTTGTAAAGAAAAATCAATTACATCAAAATCAAAAGGATTTGTTTCTATGTTATTTTTATTTAATAAAAAAGGACCTGCTCTCCATTCGGAATTAATTTTTTTAATAACTAATTTAACTACTCTCATATTATTCTCCTTCTGGAATAATAGCTAGAAATTTTTCTTCTAACATATCAAGAACAGATTTTCTCTTCTTACCTTTATTCTCTACTCTAATACATCCTAGTAAAAATCTTTTAGATGCTACAGAAAGAACTAAACTTCCTATATAGATTTCAATAGATTGAACTTTTTTAAACATAAGTTTACGAGCTTCTTTCATATCATCTTCTGTTGGTTCATATTCTTCATTGATCTTTGGTGGATTCATATTTATGATATCTTCTTGTGTTTGACGAACAGATTCATTCTCTTGAATAGGAATGGTCATTATTCTAGGTGTGTACTGATATTGTTGTCCTGGTAATTCATAATAAGGAGCAGTAGAAGGTTCTATTACAAACAAAGGTTCATTTGTATTGCCGACTTCAATCATTTGAATCTGACCAGTAACATTAACAGAACTATAAATGCGTTCACGTCCTTCTTGATAAACTGCATCAAAATCAAATGGTTTACTCGTATCTTCGAAAGGAGTTAAATGGATATTATCCATGAACCAGAAAGCATTTGGTTGTGTAGTCCTAAGTTTTACTATTCTCATGATATCCTCATCTCTGCTTATTATAAAGCAGTTAGAATAAAAAGAGGGGCGAAGCGATTACGCCCCGCCCCTCTAGGGTTTAGCTATATAGCATCTCTTATAAACCAGAGATAGCAACGGTTGGATCAATAGGACCGTCAATCGCACCAGACGAACCGATAGTTGCCTGTAGAGGCAGAGCAATCTCATTTGGTACAGAAGGAACATTTCTAAGGACACCAATCGCAAGACCATCATGATAGATACCAAAAGTATAACGCTCACGCAATTTTACTTTAGTAATATCAGTTGATTTGTCTTCCCATTCGTCTACCATTACATCTTCTTCTACAATTAAAGCACCAAGATTGGAGCTATCGAAGATCATGATATCCGCAACATTTCTGTCGGGATCGAAAGGACAAAAAGGACTAACAAGAACACGAAGAGGATAAGGGAAGTATCCAGGTACTGTGGCCCCACCCTTCATGTTCTGATCCATCTCGCTAGTTCTTGTAGCAGTTGCACTTGCAGCATTTCCACCAGGAGTGTAAGTGTTTGCAGATGTTTTGCCAAGTCCACCTTGTGAAGCTGCATCCCATGGACGACTGCTTTTAGGCATGTTACGAGGTTGGAACCATTGTCCATTACCAGTATTCTTCACAATAGTTTGAAGCAGAGGATCCGCCATCCACATTGCCCAAGTCATTGGGTGCATAAGCAATGTATCAGGAGTAAAGCCTTGCATCATAATAAAAGCATATGCTTTCAGCAAGTCTTCCATGCGACAAGAACCATTACCAGTTCCATTAAGCGCACGACCTGTACATGTGCCATATACAGAAGTTGTAGGATATCTATTATCAAAGAGTGTAACACCCATTGCAGAAATAAATTCCATACCTTTTTTCTCTTTGTGGCGATCTAATGCCCTACGTGCAGCACGCAGATGCAAATTGATTACGTCAAACTGAGAATTACGTCTCATTTCTTCAGTAATCTTGAAGGCAAGACCAGTTTTTCCGACTGTTACAGTCATAGTACCTGGTGCTACATTCAAGCTCTGTTCTGGATATGCTTGACCTTCTGCAAGATCAAAAGCTACCAGTGCGCCGATTGCGGGAAAAGTGATACGAACTCCAGGCTCATAGTTTACTCTATCTAAGAGAGATTCAACAATTAGCATAGGCTCTACTGGCTCACGAACTACTTCTTCGATTACCATAGGCAGCCAATGACGAGCATTAGGTACTGCAATAACATCAGACCAAGTTACTTTTTCACCTAAAGGTTCATTGTAACCATTATTTAGCCATGTGTCACGGAATAGTTTGTATCCTTTTTGAAGGTCGCCATCTGCGAATGCTGTATTATAATCAAATTTAGCCATAACAGTGACCTCCTTTTATCGCTTAATAAAGTTCACGATAAGAACTTTTTCAGCGGAGTTAGTATAAGTTAATTGATCAGAGCGACCTCCTGTAGCAGAACCCGGTGTCTGCATAACAGCTGTGGCACTCATACCTGTTTGTGCATTAGGAGAAGAAATCCCACCTGCATACGCAGTACGTACTCTGTCAAGATAATCACGTGGATATTCAATACTGTTAAGAACCTGGCCAATAATACCAGCTTCATAATTAGCAATACCTTGCTCAAGCTGAGCAGAGATAGCTGCATCAGCAGCGGCACTATAATCAGGATCTGCAGAATATGCAGCACCACCAGAAGTATATCCTTGTGCATTAGCGATATCAAGTTCTGCTTTTATCAAGTTACTATTAGTATCATAAGTAACAAGGTCTCCCTCGTTAATGTTACCAGTAGCACAGAAATAAGAAGAAACTCGAGCTGCACCAGCTACACTTGCATAGTTATAATAATCAATAGTACTACCAACAGCCCAACCAGTAGGAATAGCGTCTCCGCCAGCTTCATACAAGAATAGCACACCAACAGCATAATCGATATAATAGTCGCCAGAAGCTGTAACAGCACTGATGCTATCTTTCTCATTAACTAATCCACCAGTCACAGAAGATGTAATAGGTGTACTTCCTGTATTATGAGCAACTGGATAGTTATCAAATACATAAGCAACTATACTATCACCAGCAGTAACAGATGAAGAATAACGATCGCTATCATTGATTTGTGTTGAGTTATACCAACCTTTAGTTCCAAAACCATTAGCAGACAGAGCAGTGCTTGCACCACCAGTATTATCATTAGCCATTGTCTCAGTTGCAGAAGCAGCTGGAGTCAATGGAGCTACCATAACATAGTCACAAGTTACTGCGACCAATTCTTGTGGTTTGAAATTATGATAAGTATATGTACTAGGATTGCGTACATTTGAGCCAGCAGCTTGGTAATAATTGTAAGATGCATAGCCAATTGGATGAGAAATAAAATCCATAGCTCTCTCTGTTGCTTTGATCAAACCACGTGCAATAAGAGCAGCAGTAATTTCGGCCTCACTATAACTTTGAGTGCTTGCAACAGCAGCTCCAGTTGTGAGATCGATCGTACCAGCAGCAACATCATCAGCTGTATAAGCGAGAACATCAGTACCTCCAGGAGTCCAAGCTTTCTTGTATCCTGATAGTACTAAATTCTTCTCGCGATCTACAGAGATGATTTTACCAGAAGAAACTACGAACCAAGAGTTAAGCTCTCTTTCATAGCGAACAACTGGAAGCCAACTAGCAACCTGCGCTTCAAAGTGCGGACGATGAGATTCAGACCAATCCACATTAGGAGTGATGCGGCCCATTTCATCGTAAAATTTGTGGTTGGATACATATCCTCTATTTATAGTCATGTGTCCTAACCTCCTCAGTTATTAACGGTCAATTACTTGTCAGCTTGTTTGACTGGCAAGAGTGTTTCCCATTCAACGGAATCTCTAAGAATTCCTTTTGTTATCATTCTATCATAAAGCGACTTAGCTTGGTAGAAATCTTTATCTTCTAAATGCTCTTTAATTCTTTCTATAATCGCTTTTTCGGTTTTTGATAGTCCATCAGGTGCTTGATCATTATCAGCATCATTACTGATAGTAGGATCTTTTACTTGAGTATTTGGATTATCATTAACCATTCCATTATCCATTTTAGCAAAAATTTCATTTAAGTCCACACTATCTGTGAAATTATTAAATTGTTTATCGAAATCTTCAGCTTCTCCAAGAGCTTTTGTAGCATCTCCAAGATTATTTGACTTTTTTGCCAAAACAGCAGCAACAGCTGCATATCTTGTTTTTGCTTCTCTTAGATCTTGTCCTATTCGTACAGATTCGTCAACTAATAGTTTGTAATTAGCAAATTCATTTCTTAGTTCATCACGAAGAACACTAATTGTAGATTTAGAATTTTCTAGATCTTTAATAGCATCTTCTTTGCTTTTTTTAGCTTCTTCAGCATCTTTCAGATGAGTAGCACATTCACTACATTCACGTTTAACAGTCAAACCACGTTTGACCATTTCGGCTTCTGTCTTATGAAATGTACTTCTAAGATCTTCATCAGAAAACTTATCTATAGTTAATTTCTCTACAACTAATTCTTTGTTACTTTCAGAATCAGAAGTATTAACTTCTGGCTCTTTATATCCAAGAATTTCTTCTTTTACTGTTATAGCAGCAAGAATTTTATCCTTGTCTATTGTTCCCTCATATCGATCCAAAAAACGTTTAGTGGCTGTAATATGTGCAGAATCTGGCACTGGAAAAGATTGATCAGGTCCACAAAAAGTAGAACTTGTAAGACCAGCACGTTGTTCATTACTAAGTACTGTATCTTTCATTTCTTCTTCTGTTAATAAACCGTCCTTAACCATTGCTTTAAATTCTTTAATGATTTCACTATAGATTTCATCTGCATTGATCTTATCACTATTAGTTTTAGAATCTTTAAAGGGTTCTACTGGATTACCATCTGCATCTAACTTAATGTCTTCCGCTTTAGGCGTTTTATCCTTTTTCATAGGTATTCCTCCTTCAGAATCTTTAATCTCCCACACCATGTTCCTGATAGGATATACAGCAGTGTCAGAGAAAACTTGTGTTTGTTTTTCAGAATCATTCATACTAGAATCTATAATTGTAATTGCAGTATGTGGATCTGCATCAAAATTTACCAAGCTACATTCTCTGAAATTCATATCACCAGGAATCAAAAGCATACGTTCTTTAACGCCAGTTTCTTCATCTTCGTAAATTTGTCCAGGATTATGTTCGCAAGGACCATCATTATCATCAGACCAGTCTGCATTACATATACTACAAAAAGCATGATTGGTTCCAAAACTTACTGATACGGAATCAAAACGGTTATCTTTAACCATCTCAATTGCTTTAGGATCTAAGATCTCTGCATCAAGACGAATATATCCTAATCCTTCCCAGTCTTCTTCATATACAAAATCGTTTTGTAAGAATTTGCTAGCAGCTCTTATTTGTTTCTTCAGAGGAATTGTACTATCTGTAAGTAGATTAACTTCTTCTGAATCCATTAGGTTCTCTGGTATGGTACTAACGTATTCAACACCACGAACTTTTCCTACTGGATCCTGATCTCCACCAAACATTCCTCCGCCATGATGTTTTAAGATAGGAGCTGTCTTTCCTTTTCTACCAAGAAAAGTTGTTGCTCCATCTTTCATTTTGGATGGGAGATAAAATCTATTATTACGATTTCCTATAGCAGCATGAGTTGCCTCCATACTAACCCAAAGACCTTTCTTTGTATTAGTATCTATGAATGCGTCATTCCATGCAAGTTTCTGTTCCTCTGAAGGTTGTACAATTTTATAACAATCTGTAAAAATTACTTTTTTAGTCATAATAGTAAAAACCTCCAATAGTTATCTATCTACTCTCTTTAAAATACATCTACAATGTGGATGTAACGGAGGTAAGTCTTCGTAGATTATAACATCTGTTGCAGTCCACTGCAAAGTGGAATTACCACAAATACTACAATCAGAATTACCTGTTCGTTCAATTTTAATATTTTCTACGCCTTGAGCTTTATAAGCGTCTCCGCGTCCAGCATTATAAGCTCTCATTACTTCGCTTTCATCAATCATATTACTCCTATGAGCAAGAGTATCTATTACAAGCGATGCAGAAAAAGCATCTTCATCACCAAGTTCTTTAATTCCAATTACTTGGCGTTTTATACTTCTCATTAATTCATCTCTTAACTTATATACATAATATGTTATATGTTTCTCGATCTTAGAATCAGTAATATTTAATCTTATATCCCAATAATTAATACCAGTATCATTAATACCAGTACGATATGCCCGCTTAGCATGACTGATCAGAATATCCTTACCATGTTCAAAGCCAGATCCAATAATTGTATGAATCATATCTTCATTAAATCCATTTGAACGAATAGAACGAATAATATCATCTCTTAAACTATTGAAGACATAAGAAATAGGAGCTCTTTGTGAAAAAATAGAATCTAGACCTGGAATCTCTGGATTTACAGAATATGCATCAGAAAAATCTTTATTAGATTTAGTAGCTTTTCTAACTCCATGCTGATTAACTGGCTTATTTCTATTTGCACTAAGATTATTTTTCCTTGTGGGAAGAGCTTGTGGTTTCTTTATACTAGCTTTCTTTGCACCTAATTCTTCTTTTCTTTCTTTTTCTTTCTGAGTTTGCGCTTCTTTTAAATCTGGTTCTGTAATAGAGGTAGTATTAGCTCTAGCTATAGCCTTGGCTTCCGCCGAGTATGGTTCATCCAAGGACTGCATTAGCTTAGTAGGTTCATCTATTTGTTTCCAGTGAGATTTCTCCCAATCTTCTTCAGTCCAAGGTTCTTTTCCCATATATTCACGCATTTCATCATGATTAAAACCATTTTGTACATACATCTGAATAGCATGATTTTCTAAAGCTTGTTTAGCTTCATTATCGATCTCTTTAAAAGAGATTCTGACCATATTTTCTTCTGCGAAAATATCTTCTTGAGGAAATGCACTTTCTAGTAATAATTCTTCGATTACAAACTTATTAATAAAAGCTTCTAATATACGTTGTTCTGCTTTAGTTCTATCAACTAAGTTACGAGACATAGTTTGAGCGGTAGATCTATTAGAAGTTCCTCCTTCTCCCATGTCTACAGAACTAACGCCAAGACCTGTAAAAATTCTTTGTTTAAAATGAGCTAGAATTTTATCAGTATCAAGAGCTTCTCCATTTGCTCCTACGACTTCAATATTATGTCGTTCTGGAGTAACCCAACATCCATCAGAAGGCATGTTGCCAATAGCTTGCTGTACTACTTGAACTTCTGTAGTTCCATCTGAAAACATCATAGCAGGAGCAGAATCTGTACCAACTTTATAATGATAAAGTGGGAAAAGATGAGCATAAACAAGTAGTTCTATATTTTCTTCTATTCTTCTAAGAGCTCTGATGTCATCTTTGACAGGAACTAAGCTAGGAGTACCAACAGAAAAACCTTCTCTTTTATCAAAATAGAAATGAATGATATCTTGAGGTTCAAAATCAATTGGTTCTTTTCCTTGTATAACCTGCTTATATTTCAACATGCGGCCAAATTCATCTCGTTTAAATCTAACAGTCTCAGACGGCATAGAAAAATAAGCAGCTACTGGTTCTAAAGACTTATTATTTGATGTTATACGCGGACCACCGCCAGAGGCTTTTCTGTCCCTCTTTTTGACCCAAAACGCATTCGATGTTCTTATCAATGAATTGATAGTCCATGACATTAGAATTGGGAACGGCACTCCACCAGCATGTTCCATCTGTTGCAATCTTTTCCTGACGTAAGCAACTCTTTGTGGATTCTGTCCGACAAAGTCGTATCCTTCTTTCGTGAAGAGAGCTTCTTTTACCGTAAATGCTCTGCGAACAAGTGATTCTGTGTCGATAATTCTGCCGCATTCTGCTAAATCCCATTCTGGTGACTCCCATCGAAGACTAGGCGCACGTTGACGACCTATGTTAGACGTATAAACTTTAACAGGAGAAGTAGCTTGTCTGGGTACAAAATTATTTTTGTTTTCTTTAAATCCTTTTTCGGGATCTTTATCTTCTTTCTGTGTATCTTTTATTGAAAGAACTGTATTATCAACCATCGCTTCTCCTCTCAAAGTCAGCTATCCATTCTCTGACTTTGGACGCTTCTGATTCTTTAACTTTTTTCAAACAATCTTTTATAATAATACCTGATCCTATATAATTTTGCTCGTTTCCAGCAAAAATATTTTGTTCAGCTGCTGCTGCTTGTGACAGAGCATTTGACTGATTAATGCCATTGGCTGTTTCAATACCACTAGCAGAACCAGTTCCAGTAGTAGATAATGTCATTTCAAAAGTACCATCTGGTCTAGCTTTAAATTCATAAGGACTATTCTTACTCATTACTTCTTCTAGTATAAAGCGTAATTGTCCAGAATCAAAATTAGTACGAGTCCCACATTTTAAACCATTTTTATCAATAGCTTCTATAATAGCTTTAAGCATCATTAAAAGTTGAATAATCCTAGATTTTAAAATAGTATTATCCATTTTTTTCTTCATCCATCCAAAATCAGTTCCTATAAGATCGTAGATCAACTGTGTAGCCCAAGTAAACCAATCTTGCATATATCGTATTCCAGCAACCATTATATTCCTCATTTGAATAATAGGATCTACAATAACGCCAGCATCTATATAATAATCAGTAGCATCTTTCGGTTTGGCCTGTTTCTCTGGTGGATAAGCACTAGTATTATAAGAAACATTTTTACTAGCATAAAAATCTTTTTCAGATTGAGGCTGATCATCAGGAGACCATCTAGTACCATCACGATTATCAACATCTCTTAAAGGAGGAGGTCTGTCTACATTCTCGTCTTCCCAATATTCAGTCTTGATCTTATGCCACATAGACTGACGTTCTTCCGCAGATAATTGATCATATGCATTTAAACTATTTGCTTCTGTATTCTTAGTAGAAGAATATTTTATTTCTGCTAATGCTAATTCTACTTCTTCTATAGGGACATTAGGTACTTCTGGATTATATCTTTCTACATCTGGTGTTTCGAAAGCTTTATTTTTTGATTTTGTTTCAAAAAATGAATTATAAGATCTTCCATCATTGATTAATGGTTCACCAGTTTCTGGATCATATCCATTACGATCAAAAGCGTCATATCTTGCTCCAAGACCTAAATTAGTTTCATCTTGACTACTTGCATTGAATTGGAAAGGGAGAGCAGCTCCAAGATTAGCTTCTGTATTAACCTGTGCTTCTGAAAGAGGTAATTTAAACTGCTGAGCTGTATAAATTGTCATATTAATATGATCTACTACACAAATAAGTGGCCCTAATATTAATTGAACCCATTTATCCAACCATTGTGTTAAACCATCTAGAAACGGACTAAGAATAGGACCTATAAGTTCGATTATTAAATTAAGGTTAAAGCTAAAATCTAGATTAAGTTTAGCAAGATACTGTGAAAGTAAAGCTATTATTGCAAGAATATCACTAGGACAAAGATGAGTGAAGTATTCTAATAACTGACATATATCAACATTAAACCCAGGATTATTAAACAAACCTTTTAGCTTATCTAATAGATCTGTTCTCATTTTGATATTTAGAGCGTGTATCTCGAGAAGATCGCCATCAGGGAGCAGCTGTGCACCATCAAGAATTCTGTCAAAACAAGGTATACATTCGGTGATTGCGCTAGCAATATTTTTCGTAACATTTTTAGAATCTCCTTTAAACATTTCTGTATAATCTAAATCTGCTTGTGCTCCTTGAAGACCAGTCATAAAATCTTCTGGTGAACTCATAGCTTCATTCCAATAGTTCAAATTTTTATCACCAAGTTTTTGCGCATTCGTCTGAAAAGGATCTTCGTTTGGCCCTGGACCAGTACCACCTGCACCAGCAGAATGCATACCAGGATAATAAGCCATTTGTTCTCTTACACGGTGAGAAAAATTCTCAGTAGAATAAACATCTCTATAATGAACTACATGAGCATAATCTTCTCGTTCTTCGTTTGCTGCATTGATTTCAAAATAGTGAATGACAAGTTGACAATCGCCAGGTTCAAACATACTGTATACATCACTAGCTTTTCCATTAAGAATATCGCTAGGAGATGAATTTAAATCATTTCCATCTACAGAAAGTTTTTCTGCTTGAGAACTTTCGGTAGTATTAATATATGTTTCATTATCATTTGTAAATGCCATCTTAATTCCTAAGTAGAAAGTGCTGTTATATAATCAAGATCTCCAGCTTCGACTTTAGCTTTATATTCTACCTTCTTGATTTCAGAAAAATTGCTAGATCCACCTTGAACAACTATATGTGTCACAGTGCCTACAAGTGGTAGTGGTCCAGCTGTTCCAGTTAATAACATATTTCCTGGAGCATGGACAGCTCTACAATCTAATTTGCCCATAAAATCTCTTTGTATCAAAGGATAAAGTTTTGCATACGTAAGAGCTGTTGCAACTTTATCGAATAGAACTGGATTGACAGGTGAAATAGGTGCCACATTAACCTCCTATACCAGGTGCGCCATCGTTACTAATTTTAGCAAGTTTTTCTATAGCTTCTTTATACATTCCAAAAGTAATTTCTGTTACTTTTCTTCTAAATAATCTAGAAGCTGCCTCCATAACTCTAATATCTTTTTGCTGATCAATTGGTATGACAACATTTTTACATTTTTTCTCTAAAGAAGCACGTAATGCCTGACACTCTTCTATTATTTTTCCATAACCAGCTACTACTTCATATGCTTTTTGTCTTCTTTTATCTAAAGGAGTATCGGTACCAAGTGGATCTTTTTCCATAAAAGGACGAACTAATTCAGCAGGATTAGGTGGAACCCAATTCGATTTTGAATTAAGTTCCAACATAAGTCTATCTTGTTCTGGAAATTCTCCTTTTGAATCAAAACTCATTATGACACCGCATTCTCAGTATATTCCACTCTGATATAAATGTTCTTTTTAATTTGTATATTTGTATGAGGTGGACATGTAATTAAACGCCAGAAAGGATAGTAAGTAGTAGAGTCTCCAGATGCAGAGGAACCAATATCGTCCATTTCTATTCTGTTATTCCAAAGAAGATTTTCCCATACACCTTCTGTTGGTTCTTCTGAACCTTCTGATAACTTAATTCCCCATCCAGTACTTTCATAATCCGAGTCATCTTTGGTAGGAGTTCTAGTTGCATCATAAGAACTTATAATAATGTTAGAGTACCAAAGAGCACTATTATTATTTCTTATATATAACTGCTCGGTCGTAACATCACCAGTTTTGCCATTATGAGTAGTAGCGACTGGACTTTCGAAACTACCAGCAGAACTTACTTCTATATAAGCATCGTTTTCTTTATAATATAATTTCAGTGACATTTATACTCCTAAATATTTGATCTATTAATACCATTACCTTGATTACTTACTCTACTTCTTCTTCTTTGTCTTTGCAAATACATTTGATGATATTGTGCTTCCATATCATATTCTTTTCCTGTATTTGTTTGTGCAATTCTTGTACTACCACTACTACCAACATGAGCAGGCAAAGGGACTAGACCAGCAAGAATACTGCCAGAAGTATTGACATCAAGTCTTCTTTCAGAAGGATCTTCTCTATCACTAGATCTACTAGCTGTATTAATTTGTTTAGAGATCGGATTCACTGCTGCAAAAGCTTGAGTAATAACTGTATTTTGTTGTAATCCTCCAAATTCTTTAAAGAAAGAAACCATAGCTAAATTAAAAGCATCTAATCTATGATCTTTTATTTTTTGATCTCTCATCGTATATACTGGAGTTCCAGTTGGTGAAATTCTATCGATGATATAGTTTCTTAATTCTTTCTCAAGAATCTTATCTGCAGATGAAATTCTCATTTTATCTTGCTCAAATGCACGTACAGCAGCATTTACCATATAAGGTTTAGCAGGAACTTTTCTTTTTTCATTTGTGATTGGATCTTTTGTTTCAATAGAAGCGCCAGAATCATAACGTTTAACAATATCTAATAATTTTGCAATTTGAGGATCTCCACCAGGAACTCTTTGATCATAACTCATTTTCCTGATTAATTCATAGTTCGTACTTCCATTCCCAGCATCTACATATATAGACACTGGATTCCAATATTTATATAAATTAATCATAGCTTGAATACTAAGTAATTGTGTAAATTCAGATTTTTCAACTACAGAGGCATGCATTACTTGATAAAACCCACCAGATATATTTTCTCCAACAATAACAAGTTCTGCACCATGTTTTTCATTCCAATCTACACCCATAGTATATCGCCAACCAGCAGATGGTCTTAATTCTTCATATCTATAACTACGAAGAGATCTATCTATATAGCTAGGTTTATATACACCAGACTCAGAAGTACCCCATTCAGCCAACATTTCATGAGTCCATTCATCATCTGTATATTGCGGCCTATCTTTTTCTACTATTTTCCAGTGAGGTAATACTTTATAATTATAAAAGAATTCCACATAAGAAGGAACTTCCTCACAGATAGAATAATAAGTACTCTTAAAACCTGTAGGCGTAGAAAAACCTGTCATTGCTGCGTCTTTAGTTGTCTGAAGGATAGGGAAAAGACCACCAATAATAGCTTTATCATCAGCATAATCCATTTCATCACAATTATGAGTAAACATCGAATTCGCAAAGAATCGGTTCTTAGCACCAGAAGTTAAATTATATACATCTACAAGCTCTTTAGAGAGTCTAACTCCTTCTTTTATGATTGGTAATTTTACATAATTCCCTTTCCATCTAATCTTCTCTATATACTCCGATGGAGACAGTAAGTCTTCTGAATAAAGTTCATTATATAACTTCTTGTTATATTTAATACCAGACAAGCTAAGAGGAACATGAAGTGCAATTGCAGAATAAGGCATATTCGCCATGGATCTAATCTTTCTATTGTGCTTCCAACTGTCATAATTCCAAATTTTTTCATACTTCCTAAATAGCTTATATGTATTTGCAGATATTGTTTTCTCGGCATTATAACAGTATCCAATCTTCTTAATAAATATATCGATATTATCTTTAGAATTTAAAACTGTTATCGTACCAACGAATCTATCTTCTCCATCTTTCTTGTTAAAAGTAGGAGTAATAGACAGGTGATGCTTAATACCAAGAGAATCAATTAACGAAGATAAATCTGACATCCAACAAGAGATCCATTCTTCTTTAAGACTTCTCATATTTAAACGGATAACTTTTGGTGTTTTTCTATTAACTTGATATTTAACACCTTCTCCCTCAGCACTGAATAACCCAGATAAGAAAGCAGATTTTACATATTCCGTTCCTAATCTAATCTCTTTAGGCACTCGAAGAGATTGAAATACTTTCTTTCCTTCTGGGTGTTTGTCTTTAAAGAGAGGTAACGCATACGATGTTTTGAATTGTGAAGTTATTCCTTTAATTCCTAAGTCTTTATTCTCTGTTTCTCTAGTGTTGATAGTAGTTTTAGGGATCCCAAGAAAGCTTAGATCTTCTTGAATCTGCTCTAAATCAGTCTTTGATCCTGAAAATCCTACAACTCCTTTAGAAATCCACCCATCTCCATATAAGTATCCTAGTAATCGTGCTAAAACAACATCCCGTCCAAAAGTAAGCTTTCTGTAATACAAAGAGCTTATTACTTGAGTTGCATTTTTAGCTGGAACATCTTCTTCGCCATTAAACAAAGGATGATCTGGAGTACATTTCAATGTAGCTAATGCTGTAGGAATAGTGATCAATACATCTTCTCGAACACCAATATTCTTAATCACCCCAACTTCAATATTATTATTATCTCCGCCTAAAACTGTATCTTGTAAAGTAAGACTTTCTATTGGACGCAAACCAAATTCCGAAGTATGGACTAAAGATCCTTTTGGAAGACAGTAAACTCTATCAGCATTTTGACCACGAACAGCAACGCCTTCTGATTTTCCTCGAGTACCAAGAGCGAAACCACGAACCCTAGAATCATTAGATAATTTAATCTCATAAAATGGAGAAGAAACATCACGAACAACTTCATTATGAAGGAGAGGATTCCTTAAGAGAAAGCCACGAACACGCTCTATAATTTCTTCTACGTGAACTTTCTGTGGAGCAGCAACTAAAATACGATGACTTTTCTTTGTGAACATATGATAGCAAATTTCTACAGACACTACATCTGTTTTGCCAGTCCTTCTAGAAATACGCAAAGCTCTACGTCGAGAAGTACAACGCATAACTTCTTCTTGGTAAAAACGAGCAATCCAAGCTTTATCATCAGGATGAGTGATATATTTAGCAGCCCATTTAACAGGATCTAAAACAACTTGTGCTTGTTCCCATTCTTCTTTTGATAGAACATGTTTAAGTCTTGGATCTACTGGATCTAGTAGAATACCATCACAAGGAACTACAAATTTTCTATCAAGAGATTTTTTATTCTCGTCTACATGTCCTTTGAATTTTTCGATTTGACGACGAACACATCTGATACATTGAGGACGAACTTTAGCAAGATCGAATGGTAAGTCAATATCTAATAAATCTGAATAATCATTAGGATCTTGTATAACCATTCCATATTCCCCTTATTCCTCTAGACCATCCTTCTGGAGTATAGAAAATTCTTTGATTTTCGTCTGCCTGTCCTGGCCAATAATAACGATCAAAGAGTTCTAAGTCTTCAGGAATCCAATTTTCATCAGATGGAGGACTACCAACCATAGTAAGAGTAGTTTCTGGAGTTACTTGTAATATTGGTAATATAGTATTTACAAAGACTCTCTTGTTACACCTAGAGAATTCATCTATATAAATATGATCTGCATTTTGTTCAAAAAGAGAACCTCTTGCTTTTATATCTATACCTCTAATTCGAGAACCGTTATCGAATTCTAATTCATAAAATGGTATACTCGCCTCTCTTATTACTTTTTGTTCTATAATATGGTTACTATGGATAGTTTCTCTAATTCTATCAAAAATTTCTTTAATATAGTATTTATGAGATCCACAAACAACTATTTTTTTATAAGTAGACGTAAAAGCTTTATAAAGGATATCTTGAACTAAATAGAAAGTCTTACCAGTTCTTCTTCCTCCTACAATCACCTTTCTACACGAATTAGATGTTGCTGCTTCTAACTTCTCTTCATGAATATCTATATCGAAATGATGTTTTATAAAATGTGTCATATCAGATACAGTTAATAATTCTTTAACTTGTTCGACAGAAAAATTCTTTCCTAATCCACGAAGATGTTCAGGAAGTTGATTGAGAAGTTGATTAAGAAGATTATTGTGAGTAGATTTAAATCTGACTCTTCTAATTTTTTTGGACATAATAGTCCTCCTTATTGATGAAGTTGTAATCCTTCATGGCCTAATCCAGACCTAGCACTCATCATGCCAGAGTTCATCATCTGTAAAGACATTTGTCTCATTGTTGAAGCTTTCTGTGTGTTAAATGCAGAAGTATCTCCATACCAACCACTAGCATACTTTTGTCTTCTTGCTGCGTCAACATTTTTATCCATATATCCTTTTACACCATGGACACCTTCTTCAGCTGCAAAAGCACCTGAAATACCACCAATGAGATAACCGGCAACAGCACCAATTGCTGTACCAACTACTGGTACTACAGAACCTATTGCTGCGCCAGCGGCAAGACCTACTTTAGATCCTGCTTCCCAACCTATAATACTAGCAGCACTAGCTGTACCAGCTGTAAATTTATCCCCAGCACTACCTTCTGTAGTCACAGCACTTGCTACGCCACTAATTAACATCATTCCAGGTGTACTACTTGCTGCTTTAAAAGCTTTCCCACCTACTGAATTTCCAATTTTATTAAATATACCTGGTTCGGTATTTGCACTTCTACCAATAGTTTTTGCAGAATAACTATCTATAATACCTTGAATCTTCTGAGGATTATATAACCCAGATCTCTTCATCTTTTCAAGTCGTCTTAAATGGCGAAATCCACCTTCTTTTGCACTACCAAAAAATAAACCACCAGGTCTTCTTCCTCCAGGAGAGAACATATAAGAACTCATACCACCCTTAGCATAATTATTAGCGAATGTTTGCTGGCCTAATAAATTAAACTTTTCAGTCATAGTTTTAGGACCAACATCTTTCATTGTAACTTCGTCAAAAAATGACATATATCATCCTATCTATATATAAATTCAGTTTAGTTTATTTCAAACTACCAAGTGCAGCCCCAGCTCTACGACCAGCACCACGAGCAAACTCTCCAGCAGCATAAGATGCTCTAGTACCAGCACCACGAGCCAACTCTCCAGCACCACGAGCAAACTCTCCAGCAGCATAAAATGCTCTAGCACCAGCAAAATTACCCATTGCTCCTAATCCTGTAATCTGATTTAGAGCTCCTTGTTTA